TTTCACAGCAGGGCGTCCCCGGAAAAACCGGGCCGGAAAACTAGGACAAACACAACAAAAATATGTGATTAAAATCTACTCCTAACGCAATAAAGGCGACGAAGGGGAAATGAAAGGACGCCTAGCCGAAATCCAGAAAAAAAAAACCAGAGCAGAAAAAAAAAGACGGAGGATAAACCTCCGTCCTTAACCTAACTAAAGACCATATGTCGGAACGAATGTCTTACTACTAAGCAAATCCGCCTCTGGATAAGGGAAAAGACCATCGTCATCCGGAACCAAGCGGGCAATGGTATCGGCAGAGCCACACAACGCCGTAAACCGAGCCATGCCCGCCGAAGTCGTATCAACATACTGACCCGTAACCCACTGACCCGCATTCAAAACGCGAACCGGAGCATGAAGCAAATAGCGATCACCCGGAACCAACTGCGTAACCGCCGTGGAATACTTAACCGGAACCAACTCGGCCCCAGAACCCCCAGTACGCACAAACTTATATCCTCGAGAAGCCATAGAGTATCATCATAAACAGTTAGACAATATCATCTACGTATGCGCCATCCATTAATCCAAAGATATAAGGAATTAAATGAATCCAGATCAACCAAGCGCCTGTGTCTACACCCAGAATGAAAGACTCCGAAGATGACAAATCAAAAAACCGAATCTGATCCGTAGAAATACGAACCACCAAGTCACCATGCTGAACACTCCAATCTGCAGTATCATCTAATGACGAAACCTTATGCAGTGGCTTGATATCATAATCTAAAAGAAACGCCGAAATCAGATAAGCAATATCTCTAAGATCGTAAGCAGCCAAAGGAATATTAGCAGGCGAAGCGTAGAAGCAGAACTCACGAAGCGGACGCAAGGACGTCCCGAACCTTCGAAGACTCAAATCAACAACCTGCGCAGCAAAGCTGCTATCCATAAGGCGCGAACCCCGAGGACCACACGCAAACCTAATGGCCGACACACACAATAACTCCTTATTCATCACATTCTACATCTAAACCCAACAATGACGGCAACAGGTAAATCCAATCATAGTCCAAAGTAAACCACCGAAACAAAACCTTGTCGTTACGGCAAAGCAAAAACACATACCTATTAAGGCTCATAGTATAATCGCCGTATGTAAGCAAAGCACCACTGCAGCCAAGCTTCGTAAGGTGACCGTCCCCACACAAAGCTCTAATCATACGGAGAACCTTGAAAGCCCCAAGCGCATCGCGGAAACCACAAGCACGCCATGCATCAAGCTTACCCTCAATAAGGGAAAGCTTATTGCCGAAAAGACGAAAATTATTGTCAGCATACTCCTGCGGATAGTTAACAGTATCCAAATGCGACTCAGCACAGAAGTTAACATTAGACTGGAAAAAAGCAGAACCCATATTAACCCAAACTCACTTTAAAACGTTCAACACTATCTCCTGAATGCGACGGAGAAACTCCGAAGTGAAATCCGCGCGCCACGCAAACTTCACAAAACGATCCCCACGCATGTTCTTAATGACCCTACGTGTTATACGATCATACGAAATCAACGTGTAGCTAAAGAGCGGCAAGAAAGCCAAAACCGAGTAGTCCGGACCCATAACATCAAAGATGCGGGCATTGCGAGACGTAGTGCCACGGACCTCCCGATACTCAAGACCTAAAGCAGAACTAAGGACACGCATAATCTCACGATGATTGACAGAAATAGCCTGTGACTCCAACTTCACAAAGCAGCACACTACACGATCAGCATCATAATCCGGCGACTGCCAGACACGGCGGACCGAAATTAAGTGATCCTCCAAAATGCGATAGAAGTCATCAACGCTCTTAGTGCGACCAAGCTGATGGCCCAGAAAGGCCGAAGCAACCCCCGACATGTAGAGCTCCGGAGAAATCCTCCGGACACCCTCAAAAGGCTTAGACAGCGGTATGCGACGATAGGAATCCATAACAAAGACTACTTCATATAACCCCAAGACCGTAGAACCAAACTAAGACGACGATGCAACGTAACAACATCGTAGGCCGACTTAAGCGTAGGAATCATAGCACAGACATCGAACAGACGCTCCAAGACTGAATCAGACACTGTAGCCGAATAGATCCACTCACAACGATAGTTCCCACACTCTAAAGAAACATGTAAAGAATTGACATCATAAGCGTCTAAGCAGGCAGACAAGACCTCGGAATAAACCCACGGTCTAGTGATAGCCGTCACTCGAACCAAAACACGCTCCAGAGAATGCGGCAGAAAGCTACATGCTAAGAAGTCGAAGCAATAAGCACCCAACGCGGCATCCGAACGCAGCAGCGGCTTCGAATCCACATGCGGACCATAGTAGGCCCGGACCAGATTATAAAAATCTAGAAAAGTAGCTCCCGAATCCATAACCTAAACACCTGTGTAACGCGCTAACCGAACAATAGACGGAGACGGCTTCGTATGACTTAGCATACTCCGCGAGAAGATCGCAACAACTTGCTCGCAATCCTCAAGGCCATATCCCGTCAAGTAACTCGCAGGACGAACTACAATATGCGAATGGGAAGACAAATCACCTGACTCATCCGAAACAGGATCGTAATAACGATCTCCAACGGCAACGCACTCCTCACAAGGTGTGGAGTACAACAAGACGACACGAACACAAACACCGAGAGGGCTACTCTGAATACCCGGAAGCGGCAAATAAACATAAGAGCCGACCGAAACCTTACGCTTAGGCATGGCGAAATCCATATTAAATTATGTATGACACTATTGTCACACCACAAAGATAGTAAAGTTAAATTAATAATCCAAATATCCTGCAAACAAAAACCTCCGCGAAGAACTCACGGAGGAACAGGCAGAAGACCTATTTTTATTCCAACAGCCAAAGATTCCCATCTTTAGCATACAGCTATATACAATTTTGCACTTTAATGCAACGCCGGCCACACAACACCAGCTAATCCTCCGTATCGCCTCCGCCACGGTGGAAACGAGTGTCCGACCCAGTATGCATAGAACCCTTCCGATCCTTAGCATTCTGAGCCTTCAGAAGCTCATTGTCACGATGGCGAGCAATGTCACCTATGACAACCATAATGAAAAGCCAGAACCCTATAAACGGAATGGAAACTATCTTAGCGTAACCCCAAGGAATGCCATTCTCCGACTTATACATGTCATTCAAATTCCAAAGAATAAGAACGAAAACAAAGTACGAAAGGACATAGTAACTACCCAAGCACCATGCAAGCACATTCAAAAAGCCCATAATACATCCTCATTAAAATCACTGACAATAGGAATATTAACAATCTCCCAATCCGCTACAAACTCATGCATATCTACATAGAACATAAAACCGATACCACAAAATCCTCCTCCAGCGCCGCCACGTAGAAGGAACCCAAGTCCTTCAAAAAGCAATGACCTCCCCAGTAAAGTCGGACCTCCGACATGTCCGAAAGAAGACAAATATAACTCCCGCAAACTGCACCGCAAGCCCTAAACGTCGCTACGGCAACCCAACTGCCGGAAACCAAGTCGCCGGGACTGTAACAGCACTCCATACCTATACGTACTCACTTCTTAGACAAACCACGCTTCTTCTCCTCTTCCTCCTTCCACGAACGAAGCCAATAGACCTCGTGACCCTCGAAGTACTCCGGCGGCGGCATGTAACCTTTAGGAACAATACGACCGTCATCCAGAACAGCGTCAATATCAAGCTCACCGCCCCAGCGGAAACCAACACCCGGCTCAACAACAACCGGAGTCTCGAAATTCTTAGGCCAGAAGTTCATGACCTTCTGGATGATAGGAATAGCCTTGAACAAATACTTGCGACGAACACGGAACTGGACCTCGTCGTGAACCGTAACCACGAAGCGGACGTTCTCACGCCACTCCGGAAGCAGATCATTTAAACGCTCGAACTTAACCAAGTCCCGGCGAATCAAGTCACCACCCGTATTCTTATGAACGAAGCCACACAACGGGTAAGTCTGAAGGCCCGAAGACATGGACGGAGAAATGACGTTATCCCGAATTCCAAGTTCCGTAGCAAAAATAGCGTGACCCTTACGCCGCCGACCCCATCGTAACTTGAAAGCATAGTCATCAACAACCGAATGACGCAAATCGTAGACCAAATTCCAGCCGAAAAGATCGCAGATGGAACGTAGGATCATCGCGGATAACATCGACCGCGTATGGACCCGTTTTCGCATCAGAAATGCCTTCAGCATGCACCAGCAGACAGCCCAATCGTCCGTGCGTATGTCACGGCCCATCTTACCATGCGCAAGAAGCGACTCCAAAGTCCACTTATGGCCACTAAACAGGCCCTTCAACCAGCCCCACTTACTCTTGCGCATAGGAGGAATCAAAGTAACAGGCGCAGTACCTATTTCATCCAGACCAAGCAAGACACGATCCGTACCATACTTGACAAACTTATGGCCCAAATTGCAAACACAGAAGTCACCCGTATCGAACAAAGCAACATGAAGGTCATGCTCGCCCCGGAACGTAGGAACACCAACACGCGCATCGTCCGACCGAGTCTGGAAAGTCATGCGGTGCCCGACGAACGACTGCCACGGAGAATAGACCTTCCCATCCTGCGACGGCGAATACAAGGACCTAGGTAAGCAATTATGAGAAATAAGACCGTCCGTGTCGTAGCAATGACTCTCATCCTCCAATGAAAGGCAATAACAGTTCTCCGGCGGTAAAGAAACAATATCAACGATCTCCTGAGCCTCCAGATAGTCATCCCACGTCTGATACTCCGTATAACCGTAATCGGAAGCTAAGCTCTCGAAAGTCGAGAACGAAACAGAACCACCATGACGAAGGCGACTCATTAAAGTCATATCCGACTGGCGCCGCTTAGAAGGCAGATCAGGCGACGGACCGCCGTGCGATTGCTGCCAAGAGACAAACCGCTGGCACAAAACCGACGGAACCATCCGACGATCATTCCAACGACCCGGACCAATACGACCAGCTTGCTCCTTCAAAGGATAACCCATAAACCGAGCGAAATCCTGAGTCGCACACACAACCAAGCGATAGGACTTACCATCTGGCGCGGCATACAAAGTACTATCAAACCCTAAAGTCCGAAGCAACCGCTGCAAGTCACGAAGAATGTCCGGCTGGCACATATGCCACATGAACTGCTCCTCGGTCTTACAGCCATCCGACGCAAACAAGCCATCGATCAAAGCCTTGCGCTGAGCAATAGACGAACAACACAGACGCCACGGAATACGCTTAGTGTGATGACGCCAACGAAAATCAAGACCCAAACGCTGCAAGCACCGCATAACATCGACACCACGCACAACGAACGTGTAACACTCACCCTTACGTCCCGGCATATCTGCCGTACAATGATCCAACTTACCAACCGTACAACCAATAGACGGAAAGAAAGCCAAAGCATCGTCATATCGAAAAGTCTCCGTAGCCCCTAATGTAAACCGAATAACATTAGACTCGCTAAAGCTACCATCACCTAGAGCATAACCAACCCACCACATCAAAGTCACGCTATCCTCGTAAGAAAGGGTACGGGGAGAATAAGAGATGAGCAGACCCTTCAACCGCGACTGTGAAGAACAACTGAACGTCAGCGCCGGGAACTCAAGGCGACGGCACAAAGACCCCGCAACACGAGCTCCAACCGACAACTTAGTAGCATCCTTAAAAACACACCCCTCCGAAGTCCAAACCTTAAACTGATGGCGAACATCAACGTCAACATAGTTGCCACGCTTGAACTTAAAACGAAGGATATCACCTAGACCCGCGTCAACAACATGAAAATCACACCATCGAACACCATTCCAGCACTTAACACCATATGGAGCAAGCTGCCCCGCAACGTCTAAGGTATACAAATGCTTAATAGGAACATAGCCTAAAGTGGTCAAAATCAAAGTGTTAGGTGCCGCGGGACCCTGAATTGGACTGTTGAGAGCCACTCGGTCGGCATAAGCACGCAATCCGTTATCCGGAGAATTAAACCACCGGGCCAAGTAAATAGTGCGCCCAAAAAACGTCTTAGCAAAGCCTGTACGTTTCGCCTGCTTCTGCAAAGCCTTCTGCCACCGAGCAAAAACAGGCATACCCGTATCGTAGTCATAGATGATCTTATTTGCCTCCTGCTTCGAGATGCCCAGTCGGTTAGCAATCATTGTAGGACCACCACCGTAAATCTTACCGAACGACACAGCTTTAGACTTATCACGGAACTCAGGGTCGGAAACATGGAAGCGCGTCTCCGCAACGTACATGTGGACATCGAGGTCATGACGCAACGGATACAAGAAACCCTCCTCACGAGACATGTTAGCTACCAATGCAATTTCCTCGGACGCATAGTCGTTGCCAACCATTACCCAGTCATCCTCCCCCGGTGGATTAGCCAAGAAGGCATCACGAAGTCCGCCCTTCGTCTTGTACTTAATAGGCTTGCCCGACTCATCACACACAGCACCCTCCGCCTCATGCTTCAAACAGTAGCCTATAAGAGGATCAGTATGCAAGTACATCTTCAAAGAGACCTTCGGACAATTCTGGCCATTAAAAGGAACGTAGAAGTCATTACCCTCCGACCCGGAGCTGCTCATACGACCCGTCAACGCCACGACAAGGTTATAATTAATATGAACCGGAATCTGACGATGACGCCACGAAGCCATCTTGGAAACAAATGACCGCAAATAAGTGCTCAAGGCATTATACTCCAGCATGAGCTTAGCGAGCGGATGATCAATCGTCGCCAAAATGTTCTTATCCACTTTGAACTTACCACTCTTAGTGCGGACCGTCAACGTGACAAAGCGACTCAAGGCATCGGCCTTGTCATCCTCACTGCTGATGTTGAAAACATAGCCCACAAGCTGATAGATGCGCTGGCGGACATCCTCCATACGGGCGGATGTGCGAATAACCTCCTGATCCAAGAAATCATAGTCAAGCAAGATATCCGCCTTAGCCAAGCGACGGACAGCCTCACCGGACTCGTTGTCCAGCGGGTAAATTTGACGAATATGGGGATAGTCACTCCAAATACGAAGACCACACAGTGTCGTGATGAGAGGGTCGGCAGCAGCATAGATGAAAGAGACCTCCGGGTCGAGTGAGCCGAAGTTACCATTAACCGCATTATTATCCTCGAAGTCGATAGTCTTAAACCCAAAAAGACGCTTAGCAAAGACCTTCAGCTTAGGATAACGCTCATTGAAAATCTCATGCGCCATGAACTGGACGTCATGAGTCTTACCAACAAAAGGTGCCTTGAACCCGTCAAGCTCCAACATAGAAAAGTCGAAACTCCGGTTCCACCACATCGTCATATAATTATCGACGACATACTGCACGAAAGCAATAACAAGGTCAACCGGAAGATTGGCGTGATAGCCCACATGACGAATCGGAATGTAATAACCACAGTAGTCATCCTTGCTGTAAGTCTTACCCGTAGCGATACATACCCCTACCACTCGACCGTGAACAAAAGATAAGCTCGTCGTCTCCGAATCCAAACCAGCCACTATATTGGCATGCAAATCTGCCCGGATGTAATCCAAATCCGACAGACTCTGAACCAAGCCAACCTTATACCCATTAAAAGTGCCCCACAACATAGATGTCTACTCCTTCTGGCGCTTAACGTAAGGAACAACGTTCTTGACAACACCACGGGAAACCAAAGCAACCCTGCGGTTAGAAGCCAGAACAACGTAGCACATCTCCAAAGTGAAAAGTATAATGACATCCTCCGTATGACCATCGACGTACACCAACGTCTTCTTCTGCAAAGCACTCATTGAAAATCCGAAATGAAAGTATAAAACTCAAAAGACCCCGGAACCAAATCCGAAGGTATATCCGACGCCGAAGCGTAGGAAAAAACTACTGGCTTAACGTCATTGCGAAAGACAACACCCTGCTCCGGCAAAACACCCGAGTAACGCAACTCACGGAGGCGATCAGGATTGAACTTACAAAGCAAGTCATAAACACTATAAGACCGCTGGCATTCACCATAGCACTTCAACCAATTACCATATAGCTTAGCTGCCTTCGTATCCGTGTTAGCATGAAAAGGGCAGTAGCAAGTACCGTAATCCAGCTCCTTGCCGAAGATAGCCTTATACTCGTCTCGGAACGATAAGTTGGAATTTACCCACTGCGCTAACTTAGGATTAAAGCGGCCCATAGTGAAGCAGGAAACTAATCGACTCCCGAAGCGGGAACCTTAAGCGACTCCATATGTCGCCAGTAGATATCCTGAAGGCACACGTGCCACCACGTACACATAGCAATACCCAGTGACTTCTGGATCTCTGTGGACAGCAACGACGAAGACGGAAACGGAAACGACCCAAGCGAAACCAAACGCTTAGAAACGAACCCATGAATAGAATCCGAGTTCCAGCGCTGGATCATAATGTCCTGAGCAGAATCGGTACCTACAGCCGAAAAGAAATCCTCCGGCTGGCAATAAACATAAACCCAAACCGTGTACAACGTAGAAGCTAACTCCGGAAGCGACTCTGAAGGATACTTCGCAACCATGCCACGAACCACAAAGTCACCAACGGTGAAAGTCCGGTCGCATAAAACGGAAACGCTATCCGCAACCCGCGGAATGAATTCTAAGTCGTCAACCTCATCCGGAACCGCAAACGTCACTTGAAGACTAACACCCCCCAAAGGAGACTTATAAGCAAAGTCACTCTTAACTTCCATGATGTACGCATAAAAAAAAGGTTGCTAGGAACATCCCCAGCAACCTTCTCAACGTATGTAAACTTCGTTAGATCAAAACCACGTGAAGCTCAGAGCCATTCTTGAGCTTGAAGCTCGAAACTTCCCGGTCCGCAACAACGTCCGCATCCAACGGAGCATTAGACACCAAGCAACCATGACCCGCAGCAAACGAAGCATCCAGCTTGAACGAATCCGAAACCCGCGACGCATTGTCGCAAACCCAATAGGAATCCGTTAACTTGCGCTTGTACAAATCAGGACAAATCAAATCCAACTCGTTCATAACAACGGCGGTATCCACAACACGCTGAACCTTCGCCTTAGCGGCCTTACTCGAAGACTTGCAGAGACTCTTGTAGTTAGCGGCACTAATGCGCTCGCCCATGATCTCAGAAGCAACAGAAAGAACCGAATCCAGAACCTTCCGGGTATTGCGAACACGATGATAAGTCGAAGCCGTATGAGGAATGTCCAAAGTGTTAGGAGCACTATCCTTCACCTTATCCGGATCAATCGCCAGAGACGCAGAATCCTCAATCAAAATGTTCTTAGACTTCAAAGCCTCCGAAATCTCGTTCTCGATGGAACGCAAAACCTCCTGCTTAGCGGCGTCCGACAAGATACTCTCGTCGTCGATCACCATGCGAAGACGCGGATACTTCTGGAGGAAAGACGCATGCTGCGCCCACGGGCGATCCTTCCAATCAGCCTTCGAACGAACCGTCTCCAAAGAATCCTGCAGCAGAGCGATCTCCTCTTCCTCCGATAACTCAGGCACAACCTCAGCAGCAACATCCGAAGCCGTAGCATCGTAAATCTTATGAGCAAGCTGAACAGCAGCATTCGACATCGTAGAAGCGAAGGTAGCAATAGCGTCATCGGCAGTCTGATAAACAAACAACGTAGTGCCTACATAGACACCGTCGGCCTTGATGTCAATGAACCGCTGGTCCTTGCAAAGAATGCGAGGAACAGAAGCATCAAGACGAGTCTCCAGACGGGTATCCGAAGACAAAGCCGAAGCCAATACCTCCGCAGCGGAAACCAAATGAGTCTGATCAGGCGTCTGAGCTAAAGTGAAACAATTAGCAAGACCCCAGTCCTCCAGAACCGAAGCAACAGCAGCCCAGTCAATAGCTGCGGGATCAGAAGTCTCACCTACGGCATGCGGTGCATCTTCAACCACAACTTCAGTAGAAACATCGCCTTCCGCATCCTCCACAGGAACCTCGCCTGTAGGGGACCCCGCAGAAGCCAAAGCCTTTGAAATATCGTCATAGGAATTCGAAATAGCATCCTTGAACTCAGCAAGATGATCCGACAAGTAAGCAACAGCCTCGGAGCCATCCTTAACAACCGACCCCGACGGCGTGGTGAATACGAATACATCACCAAGACCATCACCATCATCAAAAACGATAGATACAGAATCATCCGCATTAGCAATGTCAACCCCATTGCGCAAAGCCGTCATAATTTGATCGACCGTGAAGTTAACGGCAGCATCCGAAACAGCAGAATCTACAACAGCACCCCACGGCGTAGAAAACTTGTGACTATTGAAGATAGACAAGATATCACCTACAGACAACCCACCCAAAGTGTCACCAAAGTCCAGAATAATATCCTCCGCAATGGACTTCAACGAAGACCATACACTCCGTCGAACAACATCATCCTCGGTCGTATGAACTACATGAATAAGCGGAGCAACGTCGTTGAGAATCTCAGGACCCACGACAGACTCGAACTCCGAAACAACAGCAGGATCGACATCGTCACGAACACTATCGAACAGCAGTGCTGAAGCATCTACAGGCTCCGCCATAACGCCGGGAAGCTTCGTAAGAACATCGTCCGTCAGCTCTTCGACAGCCTCAATAGCGGCGTCATCCGACTCGAATGTATAAACCTTATTCCAGCCACGATTGCCACGATAGAAAATAGAAGCATGAAGCGAGTCGTCACCGCACTCAATATGCAAGCGAGGACCTCCACTCTTATCGTCCGTCAAGTAGACATCGAACTCGTCAGCAGCGCCCCGATCTAAGTAGGCATTAAGAATGCGACCCATCAGCTTCGAAGACTCCTCCGAAGCAGAATCCTCAATGATCTCATCCTCCGTAACCTGAATATCCTCCTGCGGAGTACCTGCCGGAACGTCATCGCCCTCAACGACATCCTCCGAAGCCATAATAACATCAGCATCATTCGACGAAGGTGCAACAGACGTCTCCTCGACAATCTGAACCGGAATGACATCCGCAAGGGCGAAAGTCACATCATCATCTGAACCCGTGAAAGCACCCTCGGCCTGACGCAACGAGAAGTACTCAAAAGGAAGACCCTCGATAACAGCAACACCATTGCCAACAGAAGTGATGACACCCGAATAAACATTACCAAAATACGAAACCTGAACCGCAGTGCCAACGTTAACCGGAACGGACGGAACAGCCTGCGACGAAGCACCCTCAACAACAGGAGCAGCCTGAATAGCCTGAGCAGCAGGCTGCGGCTGAGCAGAAAGCTCCGAAGCCAGCGCCAAGTCATCGATGTCATCGGCAACAGGCTTAGACGAAGATGCCGTCTTAGCGTGATCAAGCAAACGTGAGTAATCCTTGAAAATCAACTCCGCAACACTCGAATTGCGACCATTGGGAGAGTAATAACGAAGACCGTAAAGATCACGACCCTTAGCATCCTTCTTCCCAAGAGGACCCAAGAACTCCTGACGCTGAACGTAACGAGCAATATCTACAGCATCCCAATCAGTAGCCTTACTCTTAGACTCCCAATCAGGATCATCAACGGGATCAATAGTGCCATGAACAACAAACTCCGGAGACGCAGCAGAGTCCTGAACCTCCGACGAAGCTCCTGCATCCGTATCATCCACATTCGGATCAGGAAGCGCGTCAACATCCTCCTCCGGAATAGGCGCCTCCAAAACATCCTCCGTAGCCTCCTCGGCGGAAGCCAACGTCTGGGCCGAAACGACATCCGAAATGCCCTCCTCGTAGATATTAGAAACCTCCTCAATGAAAGTCATAGCAGCCGACTGAGCACGCTCCCCAAGCTCGTCAAGTTTCTCCTGAGTAGTCTCGTACAGCTCCTCGCCAGAAACAGAAGCCTCCTCAATAACCTCATCCAAAGCACCCTCCTGCGTAGAACCACCCTCAAGGAAGGCCTCCACACGAGCATCATCCTGAACAAGACGATAAGGACCAAGCATCTCCTGTGCACGAACAGCAGCAGGAGAGTAACGGTTCTTCAAAAACTCGTCATAGAACGTCTTAACCTCCGGAGGCAAAGAACGATACTTAGACTTCAAGATGTCATAACCCGCAGACGAATCATTCTCTATAATGTCATTGATGGCCCAGCAGACCTCCGGCGTGTACTCGATAAACGAATCCGCAACAACAGACTGAATGCGCTTACCCTCCGCAAGAAGACGACGACGCAAAGGAGCGCTCATCTTAGCCAAAGACGCACGGCGACTGCCACGCGACATGCTGCAAAGACTGCAAGCCACCTTGTGAATCTCCCCATCAGTGAAACCACCACGACGCGCGTCCGTAACACGACGCGAAGCACCCGACTCCACCTGCAGGAACGAACTAACAGAGTCACCAACACGGCGAACACCCGTGGACTCCGGAGCCGTACCAATCGAATCATCATCGATCGCTACAACATGAGTATAAAAATCACCCATAACAAAGAAACCTTATTAAAACAAAAACACCTCATAAGACCACTCGGCGTAGTCTTACAAGATGTCGGATATATAATACTATGACCAAAAAATAAACACTATTTATGCCGAACAAGCCGATTCGGAATGTGCTTCAAAGAACCCCAGATCGGAATCCGACGACGCAAGTAACCCGGATCGTCCTCGTGGTTATAAGCCTCCGTCTCCCAGCACGTGTAGTAATAGCACTTGCCAAACGGAGGGCAAAAGTACTCTATGGCATTACTAATACCATAGCAAATCCAACCTGCAAACAGAATGCCCAGAATCACCAGAGTCCAAGCCCACCATGCAAAACTAAAATGGATGGCTATGGGAAGGAGGATGACGGTAAACAAGACGCTTAATTCCCCCTGTTGCACCACGTGAACCAACTCGTGTCGGCGAGTAGTACCCTCCAGATGGACGTCCTTCGGCTTGCGCGTGAAACAGAACACAAGCCACGTCATCCAACTAAACCCCGGAAAGGGAAGGAACTTATTATGAACCTCAATCGGAAATCGCATATCCTACAAAATTTTGATTTGTGGGATATATAATTGCTATAGACCTAGATCGGCTGTAAGCTCCGCCGTAAGAGAGTCGCTAGAAGAACCAAAATCGTCCATAGAACCCAACTGCGCAAACTCACCCTCGTAAGAGATAAGCTCGACATTATCACCCACAAGAACAACCTTCGGCAAAAACTGAGCCGTAACAGGTTCCGGCAAGATGCGACCAAGACGATGCTTAATCATACAGATCTTCGTCTCCTGAGTCTCCGCAACGTCCAAACCCGTATACATGAAAACACAGTAGGCACTCGTGCGCTCGATCTCATTCAAGTCCGAGATAGCTGTAAGGTCATAAGCCCCGCCACGACGACCCGCACGGGTAAAACCCGCACGGTTAACCTGAACGGCAAAAACCGTAGTGCACTTACTACCCGCACTATTGGTGAAAGCTAAACAAGCGGCTCGAAGATTGACAATGATAGAATTTCCTAAGCCCTTACCACGATCCTGAAACAGAAGGTCAAACTGATTGACATGGTCGTAAATAATGCAGTCAAGACCCCCTAAATGCTTATCCAGAACCCCATACAAAGTAACAAGGCTATCGACATTGGTGAAAACCGACTTCGTGAACAACGAAGTATCTACAACAAGAACGTTAGGAACGAAGTCCCGCTTAAAGTCATCCTCGGCAGCAAGAACCGCCTTCAACTTATCGCCCGACAACTTATGAAAAAGCAAGTCCTGAGAATCCAACTGGATGCCCTTAACCTCATACATGTACCGAGTCTCAAGCATAAGCCAAACCATCTTAGGCTCAAGCTCCAAAGACACATAAACAATCTTACGACCCGCCTTGGCATTCTTGAACAGCATAGACAAACAAAGCTGTGTCTTGCCGCCGCCCGTGAAAGCACAAATACTAGCAACCGTACCCGGCTGGAAACCATTGGTCAATGAATCTACCTCCGGAACACCCAGAGAAAGACCGTCACCGTAAGGCGTATTAAGCTCCTCGCCGTAGGACCATGAACTAAAGTCAGCGACACTCGCATCCGAAGCAACACTAACAGACTGAAGCGCACGCTTAAGCTCCTCCGCAAGCTCCTTAGTAGTCGAAGTGCTACTAAGGGAACCCGTGACATCCGTAGCCAACTTAAGGCGGCTATAGCCATCTACAATGTCCGCATACGCAACACTAAGCTCACCGAGATTATAGGCATGGTCCGGAGTAGGGTAATACTTACCATACCATGCCCAAGACGGATAGCACCCAGCAGCAGAACAGGCAAGCGTATACTCTAGAACCTGCCTGTCATTCTTGGATAAATTAGGAATCTGTAAAAAGCGAGAAAACCAATCGTCAAAATCAGGATGCGACTTCTTGCCCGCACACGTGTAAAAGTAAATCTCAAAACCTAACATCACACAATCTCATCATGATCCCGAAACTGACGCGTCTCAGGAGAAGACAGCAAACCCGACGAAGGTCCTACAGACGACAAAGGCGCCGACGTCGAAGTCGCAGACCCTACACTAGACGTAGCCGCAGGACGAACCATACGCGGCGCAGGAAGCTCGAACCAATCTGACCCAATAGTAGGCGGGCACCACGACGAAAGCAAGAACACCCGACCATGCATACTCAACGCCAAGTTGATGAACGAATCAACCATGCTAATAGCCTTCGAATCCCGGCTCCCACGACTGTAAATCTCAAGAAAGTAAATGGAATCCTGAAAGTCAAACTCACCACGATTGTAAGCAAAGCAAGAACTAATGACGCGCTCCAGATTAAAGTACTGAACAGGAAAAGCCGTATTACGCTCGATGGCGGCACGGACCGCTAAAGACTTCAAACGATCCGACAACCAGACATAAGTGCTATTGCGATACAGCATATCAACACTCACAACGTTCGGAACCTCACAGAAACTCCAAACAACAGGCGCCGACGGCATGAACACAGAACCATCCCGGCGCTTAATAGTAATGAACTTAAAAGGGACCAGCTCGGATGCACAGCGACGAAGATGATGCTGGCGGAAAGTAGAACACTTCCGGTAGATCACATAGTCACAAGACTTGCAACCCGCAGCAGAACGAAACGGACATCCGAAATCCAAACCCATAACAAAATCCTACTTTTTCTTAACTACATTGTCCTGTAGACGTACCACAATAGAACCATCCTCCGAGACGCTCGTCGTACAACGAGAATACTTATGGGCGCCGTTAGCTGAAACAAAAACAACAGGTGCATCCGAATGGGACTGTTGGAGAGCCTGCAACTCCAAAACCAATTCTTCGATAGACATAGCTACTCTACGAAAACAGCAGACAACAGCTCATGAAGACGAATTAAGACAAGCATGGATTCCGGAAGCTCCGCACCAGCATTCAACGTAGGAAAAAGACTCCTAAAGTAATCAATGGCCGTACTCAAGTCATAGCACAAAGCACCACACTTCGTCTCAAGGTCACTCGGACAATTTTCGGCGTCAACGCCAACAAACGACAGAAGTAAACACTCGACATCATCTATAGCATCAATGACAAACTGCGGATAACGCAAGGCATCAAGACCACTCACGTAGGAGTCTACCGCACTGACGGCACTAGGAACGAAACGCGTAAAAAAGAATTTTAGAACATAAACGTACTACATTGAGCGAGAACGCTCCTTCTTACTCAGGTGCCTAGCACCAAACGGCTTCTTCTTAGGCTTAAAGTGACCAACCGGGTGTGTATCATTGCCGACACCCGTACACTGAGACGAGCAACCTCTGCGCGGCGCAGAAAACATGCCCAAATCCTGACCATCAGAAAGTGCACTAACCACCAACGCTAAACTATGAAGACTTGACTTTCCCATAACCTACATCAGCTCATTAAAACCATGTCCGATATCCCAATGCTCCTTAACACGGAACTCAAAGTCATACGGGATGTTAAACTCATCGACAATAAGGTCACGAAGCAGGGACTCATAAGGAACATACCAGCTCCCAACGTACACCACGAACCTACCATCATCGAACGAAACCATACCTCGAGGAATCATAGTGTAGTCAATCCGGTAAATAGGGTTGGAACCATTCGACCGAGACATGCGAGCCTTAGCCCACCAGTTCTTGTGAAGCTTGCCATACGACAAATGACCATTGACCACCTTAGAACTGTCGAAGTCCTCCGTATGGACCTCGAACAAAGAACCCGACTCCGGCAAGAACCAGAAGATGCCAAGCTGAGGAACATCCACTGCATTGGAATCGAAGGTCCGCATTAAGTCAACCATATCCTCGTATACCATAAAACTCTATCGATTAAGTTAGCACCACACAAATATAGGAAAGTTAATTTAAAACTCCAAATGAAAACATAAAAAAAAAGACGGGAATCACCCGTCTAATGCCAGACACCCACATCTAGAATAGGACATCCCGCTGATCTCCGAATTTCCCACATCGGACAGCTTCACCGCACCGCAACTGTATAGCCGTCACGGGCTGCTGCTGACTTTACGTACCAGCACCGGACTGATGATAACCCACACCAATCAAAGGGGATAGCTAGAAACGGTGCCACGAAGGCACCGTACTCGAATACGAGCGTAGCTGGGGCGCCGAACCTCGTAAAAAAGAACGCACGCCTTATCCGTACCAGCATCCGGTTCCATCGGCTTCGACGGCGGAATTTCACCCCATCTACTATCCTCCGTAGCCCCTCACCTTGCGCGTCGGTGGTTTCTTCGAAATAGGCTTCGGGCCAGCCTAGAAAATGCAGGCAACCCCGCATGTAAATCAAAAAGTGGTAAGCGCCGTCTACCTTCCCGACGGATAACAAGTTGCAAAATATTGTTCTTAAAACAACAGTTCTAAGTGTGCGCACTACTTGAAGACGTTTCGTTATATAGACCAAACTCAGGCAGCTACCCCGAAGGCTAAAGCAAAGAGAAGGCGAAAACCAAAATGCAACTCCTCTTCTAGAAAACTCGCTTACCATAAAACAAAGAACCAAGCTTAAATTGTAGAGGGAGGATGCGAACCTCAGAATACATCAGCCCAGACCAATCATCGTTTGCAACCTCCGAAAGGCGGAACCGAATCCATCTGGTATCCTCTCCTAAGCGTCTACGTGGGATTGCCGACGTCATCACAAGAGCCTACATTAACATCTTAGGAGTATACCCCTCTATGCGGAAAGTGAGAGATTCGAACTCCCGAATCCTAAAGGATCACTGGTTTTCTAGACCAGCGCAATCGACCACTCTGCCAACTTTCCTGAAAAATCCTACGCACGCCACTGCAAATAGGACGTCGTACCTGCCATTGCGCGCCTAACAAGTACCGATGAATAGAGTTTTAATACGCCCAACCGTAGCGGCGAACTCATACATCTTAACCGCAGTCTGCTGATATAGGCGCAAACCAACTCCTACAGAAAACGTCTGCCCGTAGGTGATTTCTGGTGGTGACACCTAGACCATCCCCGACACGTTCGGGAACGACGCCAGTTAAATTCAGAGCACAACCGGAAACAACTCGGCGCGGAGAGTGAGAGATTCGAACTCCCGGCCCGGAAACCCGAGCATCTGCTTAGTAGGCAGGCGCGTTAGACCAACTCCGCCAACTCTCCAACAGAAAGGACCCCAAAAGATACTATATTGCATGCCAGCACCAACCAGCGATGAACTTAGTTGGTATGAGGAATCGAACCCCTGATTCACGTACACCCTACTCTACTTTCAGGTAGGCCCTACTGTAAAAAAGTGAAGACAGCACACGCCACTAACAAGTGAGAGTGCAAGCAATGCATAAAGGATTGCCTGAAGAAAAAAGATGAGCGACCTCCAAAGGTTAAAAGCGAAAGAGTATCACTCTCGACGGTGCCGTCTTCACTGTATCAAAGAACACAAAACATAAACGTATTAAAAGTACGAATCCTTATAGTCGAAGCAACATAGCGAACGGATAATGCTACACAAACAAACTTCGTTAAACACTGCACTACCCCTGAGAAATCCTCCTATAAGAATGTAAGGAACCCAGCAAGGACTAACCATATGTCCGTTAACTGCAGCGAAAACAAAAGAACCCATACTTAGCTGTTGCCGTGCTACTCCAAGCCGCCACGCCTGATATTCAGCTATCCAAACGGAACCTACGGTAGGATAGACTCCTCTAGCAACGCACCCACACCCGGAGGGATAAACCAAGCTAAAACCGGAATGTGCCTAATATAAAACCCAGCTCCTACCATGTCAAGGCTGGGAACCCCCGGCAACCACGTCGGGAAGTCGTACCGTCTCCGGGAATCGAACCCGGACGTCCTGAAGGACAAAGGTTTTTGAGACCTTCTCGTCTACCAATTCCGACAAGACGGCAAATACAAACTAACCCAAAGAACAGAGAACCTTGCAGCAATACATCTTGTACGTGGAACTCTCAAAACCAGCTGCGAAACTCACAATATACTCACAAGTCCCAACAATACGCACCACGCCGATACCATAGTCAAAATGCCATACGCGAGACCCCACAGCAATAGGGGATGCTGAACTGAGCAAGAGCAAAGAACCCGCACTGACCCGAATACGAAGGCCACGAAGCGTCTTAACCCAACTATGAATCATTCTGAGCATACCATCATAAGTATTAACGTACTGCAAAGGTAAAAAAGCTAATTTAAAATTGCAAATATTTGTTGCAAAAAAGTACTCGGAGCGGGAAGCGAACCCGCATGACCATTGCTGGTCACAGAAGCTTAAACCCGTCGTGTTTACCTATTTCACCATCCGATTGACATACTCCCACGCCTAAAACCGCGAGATTCTTGACTCAAGCATGGCTGCCGCTAAAAGCGGACTTACTGCCACTAATCAACGCGTCCATGCCCGAACGCTTAATGTTTAACGCCGCGTTAAGATCACGATCATGGTGTGCGCCGCATTGTGGGCAAGTCCACGACCGATCAACCAAACGAAGCTCCTTGTTAACGTAACCGCAACAACTACACGTCTTGCTACTTGCAAACCACTTGTCAACATGTACAACATTCGTGCTATACTTAGTAGCTACATGCTCCAAACGCGATACAAACGATGCATGACTAAGGTCCGAAACCTTACGGCCCCACAAGCGTCGCATACCATCTAGGCTCAATGTCTCCATGCAGATCGTAGAATAATGACGACATAGTTCATGCGCCAAACGCCACTGATAATCCTCACGACGGTTGCTGATTTTGCGATAAAGTCTGTCTAGCTCTAAACAGCGACGGCGGTGGTTGTTTGAGCCTCTGACTGACCTGCTAAGACGGCAGTGCGCCTTACGAATGTCGCGTAGCGTCTGATTAAAGAATTGGGGGTTCTCGTAGCTGCGTCCGTCGGATAACGTAAGGTACGTCTTAAGACCAAAGTCAATACCAACAACCGCACCATCATGTGTCGTGTTGTGGGATTCTACTTTAGCGTCGGTTGTAATATATAACCAAAAGCCACCGCACGGATCACGCTTGATGCGAACCGTCTTTATATTACCACTAAAATTTCAGGATTTATGAAATTTATAAGTTTTCTTTATTCGATTGATTAAGAAACGATTGCCATCTATCTTATAACCACGATTCATTTGGTAGGCAAATGATTGGAAGTCTGCTGCCCGACGAAACTTCGGTGGACGCTTAGCAAGCTTCTTGAAGAAGCGCTGGTAGGCCGCATCAAGACGCTGCAAAACCTCAACGCTATTGTGAGAGTATAGTAGATTCCGCTTAATGCGTTTAGCAAAATGCTTCTGCATGGCAACCGTCGAGATGTACTTACCATACATGCGATAGTATCTACGCTCAAGCGAAAGCGCGTGGTTCCATACAAATGCACACTCACGAAGCATCCGGTTCAACCATACGGTCCGGCGTGTCTTATAGAGTTTATATTTGTATGTTAACATAGATGACTGTAATTGCTTTGCAAATATAAGTTTACTTTTACATCTATGCAAAATTAAAGACTGTATTCATCCCATACCACAAGGCATGGGATTGCTACAGCCTTAATTCATAAAAACCGTATCTCCTACTTGGTCGTTGATGCGGCGCAAGCACTCGTAAGTATGCAAGCAACCCGATAGCCTGTCCCTTAACTTTAGAAGGGCTAAGTTTAACGCATACGGATTTCACCAAGTTACATATGACTGAAGCATACAAGCGCAATGACGCAAACTAACCCTCGACCCGATCCTGCGTCTTAGACGACCGAACGAAAGACTCCAGATCGACCTCTGAGAAGCCAAACTCCTTGCGAAGCGACATGATCAAATCAACACCCGCCTTCAACTCCGAAACGTCCCCCGACGCCGTAGCGATAGCCTCAAGATCGAGAGGGTAGCACGACTTTAACCCGCGAAGACGCTCCTGAGCATCTAAGTACTCCACATACGTCTCCAAAAGAGACTGCTGCAAGCTCAGGTCGGTCTTCGACACGGCAGCGCAAACATCCCGATCCGACACCGCGGACGAGTCCAGCAACTTCTGGTTCTCGTAATCCAGAAGCATTTTCACATTCTTCTCCATAATTATTATTTTTAACTAAAGATGTATGATACTCCTTAAATAAGTACATAGAAACCGAAAAAGACTCATTACCTACGTAAAAAGTATAACGTACACAGTCATCCGGATCACCAGAAGCGAAACTGCACATATAACGAACTCGGCGTACCAAAGATACAGTAACTTTGGTGCCTGCAAGCTCAAGGAGAGCATCGTAAGCATGATACCTACGCAAGATATCTATATCCGCCAAATGAAGCTTCTGACCTACCGCGAACCTAGAACCTAAAACAAATGTACTACGCCCGGCATACGATACGTCACGAATCTTAGTCATGAACTCATAAAACGCAGGACTAAACCCAAAGGACGGATGGACTGAATAACCCATGAGCACAAACACGGCCACTACTGCGTTAAGGATATACATCGATGCACATGCGGACTTAAAGGTCGAACAAAGGCAAGCGAGCGGAAAATAAGGAAAAACCAACTTCGAATCAATCCCGTAAATAATACGATAGAACACTTTGATATCTGCAGCACTACAACCCAACAAGCATAAGACCGTGCCCAGCATACCACCCTCCGTAACAACGTAATCCGGATGAGGTGTAGCATTAAAAATACCGTTAGCATCACCACGAAAAAGCAACCTATAACCAGCAGAATCGGAGGTGTAAACATACTCCAAACGGTAGCAGTCAATATCAAACTGAACAACGTCCCCGGAAGACAATGAAAGCCCCAAAGAGAAATCCTTAATATTATCCTTCGTAATGAGCATAATAGCAACTTTTAAACCATCAACGTAGCTGCAGAACATAATGTACTAGAGAACTACGTCGACAACACAAAAGTAGATAATTAAAATTATAAATCCAAATTTATAAAAAAAAAACAATATTAAACGAAAAAAAGTCCGGACGACTAAAACCATCCGGACTAAACTACTACGCATAAAGCAGAATAAGCTACTTCTGTGTCTTCTTCTTGACTGTAGAGGTTGTAGGCTTCTTGGCGAACCAAGCATCGACCCATGCCTTAATGGCGGGAATGTCGTAAATGCCGTTCGAAGACAAACCAACGACTACACACAGCATCACAACACCAAGCCACTCCGGCTGACCCATCTCAATCAAACCCGCAAAGTAAGCACCAACCGACAGAGCCGTGCCGATAACCCAAGCAACAACCTGTGGCCAGATACCCTTCGTGATCTTAAAAAGACCGTTGACAACACCCGCCAACAAAACCGTAGCGGCAGAAAGAGCCGGAGCAAGCCACCAAAAGCTCTCAGAGAAAATACCTGTAATATCCATAAATAACTATACTAAAATGAAAACCATACTAGTCTAAACCATAAAGTAAACTCATACCATAACTACCGAAACCTAGACCCTAACCGCTCAAGAATCTCACGCTGCTCCCACGGCGTACCCGACGCAGCCTTATAGCAGCCTAAATCAGTCGCCGCAGCCCGCTCCATAGCAGCGTCAATAACAGCATTCAACTCCTCCTGAGTAGACGAAGGACCTAACTCAGAAGCAGATACAGTAGAATCTTTGCAAATCTCACTTATAAACGGCATCGCTATAAATAAAAACCCACACGACGTACAATACTTCACACGAACACTAAAAACGCGTAAACGAATCTTTTACGCTAGAACGTGACCTAGATTTTATATTCGTATGATAATCAAAACACCCAACCCAAATATGTACCACAAAGTCAACAGTACTCAAGTCACCAACTCTATCCCGAAGCCATGGAAACCTAGGATCATCTAACCCATAAAACCCCGACTCGGCAGACATAACGCGAAACACCATCCTATGAGAATTCAACCCGTCAGCATGCTTAGACGGCTCTAAGTAGGCACCTAAGTACCCCTTAAAATCACGCCATAATTTATGAACATGATAAACAGCAGGAATATGCTTTGGATCAGTAGAAAGGTAATGTAAAATAGTACCAATGGAACTTAAACACTCTGAAACATATGAAAATGCGGAATCTGTTGAGACACGACCCAATAACGACTGCAACTGTGCAATCTCCTGCTGAGCTGTCAGCGAATATACTATCTTAACATTCATCCTAAAAACCTGCAAAAGCAATAAGCCAAGCTGTCAAAGCATCACTCTCATCCTGCGGAGCCGGAGCGAAATAACCAGAATCAGAACGAACGTGAGATGACAAGGCGGACATTACTTTGGACTCATCAGCTGATAAAGAAGAATCAGAAACTAGGCTGAACCCACTGTACTCAACAGAATCAGCATCCTCGCACATATGATATATAAACTCACTCATACTCTAAGAAATTAGTATACCACAAACATACGTAAAATTAATTTATAATCCAAATGTTAAACGCTAAAAGAGAGTGCCGCCCTGCGGAACAATCTGAGACGACCGGATAAGACGCGGCCTGCGGTCCTTCCACAACAGATGCTTCTTAGCAACCCGAAGATGCTCCGCGTCCGACATCGGCTTAACATACTCACGCGGGAAATTATGAATCTCAAAGCTGATCTTCTCCTGCATATAAACCTTGAAGCCTACAAGCTGAAGCTTATACTCCGAAATGTCATCACTGCGGAATATCCACAAATGAAGATCACCTAAGAACTTACTCGTCTTGCGGGTAATGCGACCAATGAACTGAAGGAAAGGAATAGGCGTGACCGGAACGTCGAACAACACAACATTATTAATGTAAGTGTAATTGGCAGACTCCGAAGCTGCACGAGTACACAGAATAACATAACTATTCATGAAGCACTGCGACTCCGTAGCCTGTGTAGACTTAAGGACATTCCGAGACGAAGACTCAACGACAACAATAGACCTGCCACGGGAATCCGTAATGCCTGAACGCTGAAGGTGATACATGGCAGCATCCAAAGACGAATAGAAGTCAAAATAAACCAAGACTGACTCATTCCGAGAAGCAATGTCACTAACCAACGTCAATAATGAATCCAACTTGCGAGAACCACCAACACCAAACGTGCCATCCGGATTCAAGCAACCATCCGTAACCGCCTGAAGATAGATAAACCGGGAACTATGGCGCTCCAAGTCCTTGACCGACCGAACGGCACCCTCACGAATCTCAGAACGCGACAAAACCTGCTGAATCCATGTGGCGTCATCACTCTCACCCGACAACATCAAACCCTGAGCAACCTTAGCGTACAAGTCCTGCTCGGAATCCGACATCGTATAATCAATGAAGTGAATATCCAAAGGAACAGGCGGCGTGCCGACAATCATAACCGGACGGAGATAATCCATCAAAGCAGCGCTATCCTTATAATCCGTAATGATACGAGCCTTGCGGAGAGTCATATCCGGATTGCGACCAATAATCTTCTCCTCGATCTTACAGAACTGACTCTGAAAACCACGAACCGACGTGAAAAACCGAGGATAGACAAAGTTAACCAAATGGTAGGTATCCATACAGTTCTTACTTAGCACCGTGGCCGTAACACCCCACAACGCATAGCAGTTCTTAACAAGCAAGCTCATAGTGGAAGTAAGCTGAGCCTTCGAATTCTTGAAGGCATGGACCTCATCAAGAACCGTAACCAACTTACATGAAGACATGTAAATCTGACGAAGGACACCATAGTCCGTCTTGCAATGAGTATGCTTGCCGTAGACAACATCATAGCTATTTAAAAGCTCCAGAACGTCAGCACCCCCAGAAACCTTCTTGATGAAGTCATCCAAAGAAATGGACGTCAAATGAGTATGAGCCGAAGCATCCTTAGCCCAGACCTGCTTGTCATAAGCATTCTTAGGCGTGAGAACCAAAAGGCAATCGGCTAAGCCCCGCGACTTCAAGTAACTGTAGGAATATAAACATACAAGCGTCTTGCCATTACCCGTACTGTCGATCAGGATAGCACGCTTACGGCTAGAAAGACCCTTAGCCAATTCAATCTGCTCTGAAAATAACTGAAAACCGTCTTTAAAAAACCTACCCATAATACACAAAGAAAAGACATGACCTAAGTCATGTCCTCCATAAACGTACCAACCAAGAAGCCAGCACTAAAGCTCGCAGATATAATGAACATCCCAAGACTGAGTCAGAACCTTATCCGCCTCCTTCGAAATAGGAGAATCCTCCGAAAACAACGTGACAACAAAAAGATAGTTACGCATATCATCGTATGTCCCCGCACCATAGTAAAAAGACGGATTCGCAGGCTGCGAATTAGCACTATGATTATCCGTGTTGCCACCAAGAAGCAGACCCATACCGTAAATAAGACCATCATCTACTACAGGAATATCGGCGGCAAGAGTCGACGTAACAACAGTATGATAACCAACGATACCCTCCTCATTAATAAGCTCCGGCTGAGACACAACCAAGCCAGAAGCTAAAGAGTCACAGTACAGAACATGCGGCTGGACATCCGAGAACGTAAGACCCGCAGCACCGCGAAGCAGAGACGAAGCGGTAGACAGAATGTCCTTCTTGAAGTAAAGAACATTCGTAACCGCATAGTCCGACAACTTGCGAGTATCATCCGAAGAAGGCAAAAGCATAAGACGCGACAAGACGCCAACAACATCCTCCGTAACAACCGACGTGGTGCCCGCGGCACGCAAAGAACTACTAACTATCATGGAACAACAGAATATTAAACGGAACCGTTAACTACTATGGTCGAGTTGGTGGCAACATAAACCGAAGCAGGACTCCCCGACGTAGGACCCAGCTCGACAGTATAAGAACTCGAAGTCTCATACTCATTCGCTCCAACACGAATGTAAGGTGCAACGCGAGACGTCACATGCCATGCAGTATTAGACTCAACACTAACCGAAGACGAGAAAGACTCCGAACCGGAACTCGTCACAACACTAGGACTAACACGTATAAAGAAATCCGGAGTGCCAACCTCCATAGCAAAGCGGAGAGTAACGGGATGGGCATCTGTGCCAAAAAGAACCTGAACCGAAACCCCGGCTGGGACCGCACCCTCAAGCAAAGACTGAAGCCTAGAAAGAAAAGCGGACGCTGCAGCACTATCGCCGCCGAACTGACTAGCAATGAAAGTATCCTCCGAAACACCAAAAGACAGAACTAAACGGTTGATAAAACCATCCGGAATCGACATATCAACATAGTTCTTAGTGACACCATAAACTGGCTCATCAAGACGTGAATCCGGAGTCACAAGGTAATCCGTAACCCCAGAACCATCCGTGGGCGAAACTAAAAGCTTACCCGACCATGACGACAAATCAAGCCTAATGGTAACCGGACTAATATAAATAGGATCGGAAGTGTTGTAAACATATGCCTCCCACGCAGCAACATCCGAGAAAACACGAACGCTCCCACCCGGAGCCGACGCCGACGAACCGTACTGCGTAAAGTACATATCCGTAGGCAGCGTGTTGATATAAGGCGCAGAAGCATCACCCCCGTCATGACCCAAGAAGTTCAAGTCCGAATACGGAGCATTAGATCCTACAACCCAAAGCTTCTTGTCATAGCCAAGAATACTACCATAACGGGTAGCGATGCGACGAAGGCGATCCTTAGTGGAGAAAGACGAAACAATATTATCACCCGTACCCCAGTAGTCTCGAACAGCATCAACACGTGTATCCTCCGCAGAAACCAAGCCTACAACATCCGGATTCAAAAACACAGACCGCGGCAAGAAGTCATGGAGCGCATCCAGAACCTGCCAGAACTCAACGAACGACGAATAAGAGGCCGTAGGAGTACCTAGGCGGTCATCACTCGCCAAGTAAATCCGGAACGGAACCTCCGCATAGTTCAAACCCAAACCAAACAAGGCGCCAAATAAAGCAGAAGCATACGGAGAAGTGCCATACAACGAAGTACCAACGCCCGACCGACGACGGGCATTCAAAATCTCGGCACCATTAAGCGTTTCGGGCACTGTGGCGAGCTGTAATGCAGGAATGGTAGGGAAGTACTCCCCAGACACAGCATCGCGCAAAATAGCCCCGGATTCATCATGGACATAATCCCATATCTTGACAAAGAAGCAGCAAGGCTTACCATCCGCATACGTAAACAAGTCAACACGCTCCGACCATGTAATAGGAACAACCGGATCGACAAGAACAGAAAGACCCTGAAGCGTATCCAGCGACACAGCCTCCTCCTCCGTCTGGGGAACATAGTAATAGCAAGACGGACGAAGCAACCACTGAGGGGCGGCATCCAAATCTGTACTCGTATAATAGCTCACAGACTGAGGACGCGACATCAGAGAAGCAGCCGTAAAGTCAAACCACTGAAGGTCTGTCGTAGTCAGGCCCGACTCCGATAGAAACTTATACCGAAGCGGCATGTTGAAGCCCAACAAAGTATAACCCTCAGAAGAACGTGATGAATCGGAAACATGTAGAACCTCGACGAAAGGACCCGACGTCTTAAACAAATCCCCAAAGTCATCGAAGGCAACACTATAAGGAACTCCATTAGACTGCATGAAGTCCAGAGCACGAAGGTCCATGTTCGAAAGGATGAGATCCAAGAACTCATCCCAACCCGGATCAACCCTAAGCACCTCTAAAAAGTAACTCCGGAAAACCTCACGAACAGCATCTAAAGTCATGACACCCTAATCTACAACAACGTCCGACAACAAAGGATAAGTAGCACCGCCCGTAAGCGTAGAAGCAATCTCGTACTCCACATACTCACCAAGACCGCCACCAACCAAGCCGTAAATCGTACCCGTCGAATAGTCAACACTACCTACCGTAGACAAAACCAAACTCGAACTCAAGCCCGCACCAAGTGTCGAATAGCCAGAAGCCGTAATACTCGAAGCAGAACCCGACCAGAAAAGACGACTACCATTAACCAAGCCGCCAAGCGTGACAGAACCACTCGAAGCAGACAAAATGGAAGACGGGTAAGCCGAAGCGCCGAACTCAACCTCCGAGATCAATCTGTAGCGGAACTCCGAAGACTCCGAAACGGAAATGACGAAGTAGACGACACCGAAATAGTACTTCAAACTATCACCCGAACCACGGGTATACAAGGCATACATCGTAGACGGATCGACAACACGAAGCGACAAAGGCGTAACACCCTCCAAAGACCCAACACCCGCGTTAAGCATAGTCAAGCTAAGGCTCTTAGACCAGTTGGAACTACCATCACCAATAGAAGTCCCATCGGGAGCATAAATGTCAAAGCCCGTAAGACCCGAAGTCGACGAAGACATATCCGTCAATGGCATATACCATACCCCATTATAAAAAGCCGAAGCATTCACATAAGAAGCAGGAGTGGCAGACAACAGCAACGTCAAGTCATAGTAATAATTGCTCCCCGTACGGCGGTAGCGAGCAAGACCACTAGGATAATAAGTAGACTCACCTACCGTGACACTCTGAGTGGAAGTCACAGAGCAAATAAGGCTATCCGACGACGACCCCGAACCACTGACGCCTAGAACACCGTTAACCGTAAACGACGAATCGGGACGAACAACGAAGTCAACACCCCCGACACCGTTAGAAAGCGGGGTGACATAAGACGGATGCGAGAAGATAGAATACTTACCCGAATGGAAAACACTCGAATCCTGATACAAGCGAACAAGATTAGCGTCCGTACCATTATCGACCCCGTCGTACCACATGGCATACAAGCCACTACCATAAGGGGCAAAGGATGCTGACAAGGGCGGAAGCGCAACAGACGAGTCCGAAAGAAGAAGGCGACCATCCTCCAGCGATACCAAGTAACTTACGCTGCCACCGCCAAGCCAAACATAGTCACCCAAACCCGACATCGAAACATCGGCAGCATTCAAGGCGTTACTGAGACCGGAATCTAGGATCACATACTCCTTAAAGCGACCCGCAGAATCAAAGCCCAGAACAAGCCCCGAAGCGTCGTACAACACAATAGTACCCTCCGACGGCAAAGACTGCAGAACCAAAGAGTTCGAAACCTCCTCCGTAAGCTCCTCAATGGCGCGAATCGTAGCCGTAATACCCGAGATGCCCTGCAACGTAAGCTCCTGCTGGATCAAAGCACTCGAAACCTGTGTCGACAACGTGACATTATCATACGAGTACAACTCACGAAGCAAAGACATAGCACGTGGAAGCTGGCTCGAACCAGCACTACTAACATCATGCAGGACAACCGTAAACTGCAACGGCTGGGAAACACTAGTACTATACTTAGGACCCGGAACCCCGTATTGATACAAATAATCCGTCAAAAACTCGAAGGCACTATCGCCCTCATGCGTAGGCTTAACATAAATGGAAATAACACCCGGAGAAACGTCAAGCCAGCAACTCTGAACACTAGGAAAGCTCAGAACGAAATTGCGAATCTGGGACTCTGTGACAATGCCCGAATTCTTGAAAACCTCACTAAGAAGGTAATTGCGGGCATAGGACAACGACTGCGTCTCGCCATCCTGTGACGACGAAACATAGAACCCAAGCTCCGACGAATCCGAAGACGACAAAAGCGGCAAAGAACCCGTATAACTCGGTGTCGTAACCTCAAGGCGGCTGCCGGAAGAAACGGTGAACCTATTATAGGTCCCCTGAAGCCAAACAACCGTATAATTATACTGCGACGGCAAAACTGGCTGCGCCCAGTTACTATCACCGAACAGAACGCACGTCGTATAATCCCACAAGGCACGGACCTTGTACAACTTAGCCTGCGGAGACGACAAAGACGCATTATAACTCGTATAAGGAAAGACCGGACTCACAACGTCACGCGTAGAGCTACTCTGGGCCTGAGCGAAAACCCAGACACTGGAAGACAGAACATCCGAACCCAACTTAACGTAACTGCTCTGGAAAGAACCCGACTGAAGCTCCAAGTACAACTTCCACGGAGTAACACGGTTCCCCGGAACCGTAAAAGGAAGGACCATAGACGAACCCGAAAGCATCTGCATAGGGATACCCTGATAAAGAGTAACCTCCGAATCCGTGCGGCAGTACTCGATATTATAGAACGAAAGCGTCCCAATCGTAAGGCACAACTGGAAAGGAGCACACACAACCGCACGACCGCCCGGAAGACCACGAAACCCAACCTTAACCGACGACGGACGGCTCAAGTCCAAAGGAACATCCTGCGTGTAAGCATACGAGATAAGCTGATCGGCACTATACCGGGCAAGCGATACAACACCATTAACAGCATCACTCAGAACCTCAGCATCCGACTCAATGTTAGCACCGAACCACAAAAGCTCCTTGCCAACCATACTGTCCTTCAACGAAGACCACGAAGAACCACTCTGCGACGAAACCTTCGATACAAGCGAATTATATATCTCCTCTATAGGACGAGCCATGCAATTATAGACAATTAGTTAAACGAACTCAGCGAATACTCAAAATCATCAAGGCGACCACCGTAAGAAACACGGACCACAACATTATCACCACTAACACGGACGTCCTCACAGACGCAACCACGCAGCTGCGTGATAGTAGCCGAAATACCCGCACGCAACGTAAGCTCCTCAACAACATGCGGCGAAACACGGGAACCTATAACAGGACTCTGCAAAAAACGACCATACCACGTCTTCAACAGCAAATACAAAGCCTGCTTAAGCTCGTCATAACCATAGACGAAACTCAACGTAGAAGTGTCCGACAAAACCAACGGAAAATCCATGAAGCATCGATTTATGGGATATATAATTGCACAAAACCAAAAAGCCCACGCAGCGTCACATAGGACGGCGAAGGCTTAGACCAGAAAAACCAGAAACCCCCTCAAGGAATAGCCGAGATCGCCGCTGCGGCTACACTAATGGGATTCTCAATAGTAGCAAGACCATTAGACACGGCAGGCAACTGCGTAACCCCAAGCTCGTCGCACAAATCACGGCAGTCGCCAAGCAAAACTGAAGCGTCATTCAAGGCGGCACCCAAAGAATCCTTAGCGCCCGAAGCGGCCTGACGTAGACCACGGCCCGCAGACATAATACCCGCACCAGCAGCAGCTGCAGGAGTCCCCGACTCTGACAAAGTAGACCCCGCAGCCTCCGTCGCTGTGCCCGTCGTAGAACCCGTCAAAACCGTCCTCGCGGAGGACTCAACCTTAGAGAGAGAGTCACCTAGCTTCTCCCACTGTGAGTCAAGCTTATCCAACTTGCGGTTAATATAATCCTTCGAAGCGTCCTTGATCATCGCACGCAACGCAGAGCGACGACGCTTACCCTCCTCCGGGTCCTCCGGAACACTCTCCTCCGACTTATTCAAAGACTCCGAATACTTAGCGTCGATACAAACATCAACATCCAAACCAAAAGGAACTGCCATGACCAAATAACATTAATGCGTGAACGTCTTATCCTCCAACTCGTAGTACTCCTTACCAAAGTAAGAAACCGTATTTGTACCACTACCAACTGCAACCAAATCCTTCAACACTGCCCGCATGAAGGACTCCAAAGACGCAATATTAACAACGCCACGGTTAGAACCATCGTGCACTACAACGTTACCATCCGTGCTGCGAAAAACAAAACCACTGCTATTCTCATAAACAAACGAGGAACCTACAGTGTAAGCAACACCCCATGTAGAACCATCACTACTCACGCTCTCCCACAGAACGCTATAACCCGAAGCAGAATCCGAAGCATGCGTACTCCATGAACCGTCACGACTACGGCCCAGAACCAAAGGACTGTCATACCCATTACTAACATCCACAAAGACAACATCACCCTCATTCAAAGGAGCATTGCCTACAACCGGAATCCGCAAACTCCGATCCCAGACATTAGAACTCCGAAGCTCAACACGACCCTCACCCGACGGATCACTAGAACTACCGCCTACAACCAAAGCCTTTATCAACATAGCAAGACAAACAAAAACCCCGGAAACCCACAACGAAGGACAAATCACACAAGAACGCAGTCCAACGTTATATCCTGAACAGAACCGCTATAAGCAGTACGATAACCACAGCAGATATAACCGCGACCCGATTCACCTACAGCGTCCATATGGCGGCATAAGCACCCAGCGCCAATATAACCCCCGACAATCTGGACACCGTTAAACTGGACCAAGATCCCACGGAAGAAGGAACGCCAGAACCGATTACGACTCTCCCAAACACGGCGCTCACAGACACTATCATTACTCATATACAAGTGAAAGCCGCCAACGCCGCTATTACCGCGAAACAACTCACGGCGCAAGGAACCAACGCCACCGTCACCATCGAAGTAAAAGTCTACGACACCCGGAACATCCGTCTGCCAACCGCGGTCCAGACTAGGACTACCACCACGACCTAGAAAGCTAAACCTACTGCTACTAAGATCACTAGAACTCCACAACAGCAGATCGTTAAAAATATAACCCCCGGAAGCGTCATAGTGCAAAGTACTACAACCACCACCGAGGCACGCACCGCCAAGCGTCAACGCATCGAGCAGCTTAATACCACGAAGCCGTGGCAGAACCCAGCGGAAGCGTGAAAAGCTACTACCACTATGACCATTATAAAAAGGAAGACCCAGAACACTACACAACTCAGGCAACGTGTAATCTCCATTAACGCAGTCGCTAACAACATTGCACTGATCCCAGAAGCTCTTAGGATAGCATACGTAATCATACTTATCGTCCCCAGACCCTACGCACGAAATAACAACCCACGAAACGTCACTGTCACCAAACGTGAAAACATCACTAGGCAAAGCAGAACGAAGCGTGAACCGTAACTCAGGGCAGTACTTCCAAACACTCTCCTCGAAACTCCAACTCGTAGGCGTAAACTCCAAGGAACCAACACGTAAGATCAGAGAACTCATAACATAGACCCCTACTGCAAACTCAAGCCCGAAACAATGTCCGGACTCAGATAACTTATAGAAACACCGCTAGGAATAGAAAGCCAGTTAATACGAGGATTCAGAACGCAAAGAATCCGGCGGTAATAACTAGAATCACTCCCATACAACTCACGACACAACCATAACAGGTTGCAACCAACACTCGTCGCATACGTAAGACTCCCGTAACTCTGATAAGCCTCCTCAATAGTCATGACAAAAAGATTTTTAAACTAAAGACGACCCGTAACCGCACCGTAAAGCATATCCGCAGTAGCAACACGCAACGTCTCAAACGTCAAGCTTACCTCAATAACCTGCGGGAAGCCACCGTCATAATAAAGCTCCGGAATACGAACACTCAAACTACGAATAAAAACATCGTCAACATAAGTCCGACCGTAACCCAAAGCCAAACCGCTACCCGAAGTCTGGTAATATCTTACCGAACCACCCCACGGAAAACGACTAGGTGTATTGCTACCACGGGTCCGGAACGTAGGAGGCGTAACTAAAGGATAAACGCTACCTACATACCTATCAACGAAATCAGAAACACCCGAAACGGCATCCGCAGCACCCGAAGAAAGCTTGCTAAGAAAATTGTAAATATTACGGGTAGACGGAGTATTTAAGGCCGAAATCCAATCCTGAATAGAAGCGTCCAACTCCTTAGCGTGATCCCGGAACCAATCCTGAACACTAATAGCAGCACCCGAATCAGGATCGGTAGTACGACGAGGGTACGTCAGGAAAAACAAGCGAAGCAGCGGAGCAAAGAAATCATGAGCAACACTCGTCTCCAAAACCAAGTAGCACTTAACACTAAAGCTCAATGGCTCGCTGCCCTGAAACTTAAACTTATGTGGATAGTCAACCTGTGGAACCAAACCCCAACCAACCTGAAGCGCGGAACCTAAAACCTGACCAACAATAGTATCACCGAGACCACTGCCCGGAAGCGCACCGAAGACAGACGTCGTCTTAATAGGTGCCTCAAGACCAAGACCTCCCTCCGAGTACATACCGAAGCTCCAAACGCCCGCAGTGCTAGAACTACCATCGGAATACTCACCAGCAGGATCACTACAGCTCGTGACAAAAAGCTGTATCTTATTCAAATCCCGGATCTGTTGGACACTCAATGACATTGATAAACCAATTTATAGGATATATAATTGCTTAAAGCCAGAACTACAACAAACAACGCCTACGACGAAGGACGAAACATAAACCACGCAACCAGCCGAAACCACACACAACCCCCCAAACCCCCCATAACCTACAACGAAGGGCAAAACTCTCAAACCTCCGCGCAACCCCGCAACCACACACGCACGCAACCCACAGCCACAACCCCCTCATAACCCTCATAAACAACAACGAAGGCCGAGGAAAACCCCAGCCTGTCATCGTAATAAAATAGTAAGTCGTAGCATATACGTATGTGCCTGTCAAAACTTCTGAAGGTTGGAACTAAGCCCCGAAACATCCTGCTTATTCACTGCCGACGAGAAGTCATTGAAAGCAACTGCGCGAACCTGTTTAATAGCCGTATCCGAAACAATCGAAAAAGACTCCTGACGGGCAATAGCCTGTGTGAGCTTCTCAATAACCTCCGGGCGGCGAACGTCAATACGTTCATCAACACCATAACCGGAGAACTCCGAAATGTTATGTGCATACTGAACAATGTCATCTCCCTCGTAAGCCGGACGGTTCGTGTAACCTCCACCTACATACATGCGGGAAATATCACCAATGGTAGTCCAAGCACCACCAGACCGGGAAATATCCTTCCGAGTCTGGTAATTCAAAAGAGTACCCATAGTAGCACGAAGACTCCACTCCGGAGAAGTGAAACGCTCGAAAACACGACCCCCAGAAGCTTGAACCGTACCCGACTTACCTTTCCACTGCGTGCCGAAAGCTTGTAAGCCTGTCAAGTTATAAGCGTTCTTAGCTAAAGAGGAACCCAAAGTAATAGAGTAACCCGGAGCCTGTCTATCTGCTGGAAAAGAAGATGTCTGCGCCATAGGAACTGAAATGCCTAACTCCGGCATGATAGAAGCGGGATTAACCGTCGATCCCATATCCGAAACACGCCGAAAAGTAATATGAAGATGAGCACCTGTAGTATGAGCACCCGTGTTACCGGAAATGGCTACAACGTCCCCTTTGCGGACACGTGTGCCCACCGGAACAAGCGAATTGTCCTGCAGGTGAGCCATGCCTACCACTATGCCGTTATCAAGCGTAATTTGGAGCGATTTGCCGCCCGAGCCGCCCTCCCATGCGCGGGTCACAACACCATCGCCTAAAGACCGCAACGGAGTGCCTCCATCAATACGCAAGTCAAGACCAGAGTGAGGTCTACTATGAAGGGAATCAATGACACCATACTCCGTAGAAACAACACCCTTATCCTCACGGGTGTACTCCTCGCCGACCAGAAGCTTATATAACTCGGAACCAACATAACCCTGAACCTCCGAGTAAGCACGAGTACCTCGAACAACTGCACCACCACCGGAACCAGAAGCAAGCTCCGAAAACCACGTAGGAACCAAAGCCCACTCTGCCGTAAAGTCCGATTCTGAACCGTCAATCTTCAACTTGGCGGTAGATGCCCGGTGAATCAATTTGAAGCCGCCAAACAAGAGAAAACCCCACAAAGCAGCCTGACCCACAGACATCACAATATCCAAAAGAGCAAGACCCGCCTTAACCGACGCAGGAATAGCAGCACTCCCCGCACGACGCAGAAGCCAGCCTAGAACCCCGCCGCCATCCTCGTCATCATCCGTAGACGCAGAACGCTCGGCATCATCCGCAACATCATCTATATCATGAGACTCGATATAAGCACGTAAAGCAGACGGAGACATGGCAGGCAACTCTGCATCCGCAACGTCCTCCGAAGACAGTTGAGCCATAGCCGCAGCCCAGACCTGCAGCGTCTCAGCGGAGAGAGCCAGAAAAGCATCAACACCCGCACCCTGTATGTCAACCTCTGCCCTCTGCATTACATGGAGCCTGTAGGATCGTTAGCGGTACGAATAACCGTGGTAGAATTGTTATTGACCATAGTGGCATTACCAGAACCCTCAGAGGACGACGGTGACGATGCCCGAGACTCACGAAGGACATCCAACTGATGGGCTAAAGTATCAACCTTGTACAGCAAAGCATCCAACTTCAAATCGGAAGCAGAAACATACTCCTCAAGCTTCGGAGCAGCAGAACTCGTCGTGGACTGTATAGACCCCGCAATACTAGGCAAGAAAGTGGAAAGCTGAAGTTCAGGTACCACCGCAGAATCACCTCCGCGAAGACGAATGTTACGCAACGCCAGAGCACGCTGGAAGTCGGCCAAAGCTCCTGCAGACGCACGGCGACCCGTAGCGCCCTTCATACCTAACTTCATTATCCCAGCATCCACATTATCATCTGCAAAAAAACTAATAATATTGAATGCAGCCGCAGTCTGATAACCTACCACACTCGGATCACGCAAGGCATCGTACTGACGCTGCATATCCGCAGTACGAAGCAAGCCACTACCGGACGGGGCTACATTAACCTCACCACGGGCGATCTTATCCCAAGCCTCTACAAAGGCAGGATCAGACTCCCCACCTTCATAACCCTGAGCACTCGCAGCCATAGCACTGTCTGCAGTATTAAAGAACATATGAGAATACATGCCATCTGCGCGACCCAGATAATCCACAGGGCGACCAAGCTCGATACCGACATTACCACTAGTAATCATCCGGTAAATCTCAGGATGCTGAGCAAGGAAAGCACGGCGCTCCTCGGGCGAAGACTTACTCAGCCAATCCATAAGCTCACCACGAGCAGCGTCGGTAGATAACCCGGACTTACCCAAGACCAGCTCGGCATACATAGCAGGATTGGACGAAAAAGCGGAGGACAGCAAAGCATAGGAGTTAGACCGCTGGCGCTCCGACTCAACCTGAAGCAACAACGACGTAGAATAGCCCATCTGCTCTTGGGGAGACAAAGAATCATAAGAAGTAGTCCCAGAAGCATCCTCGATCTTACCCAAAGCAACCAATGACGGAGAAGACCCCGAACCCTCGGTGAAAAGGTAAGCCGCAGCTAAACCATGCTCAACGGCCCACGCGGCAGAGACAATATTAAAAGTCTTACGCTGAGTCTCCTTAATCTCAGACCACGCCTTAATGGAGAACAACGCCAGAGCAGCAGCACTTGCAGGACCACCAGCGTACAAGACAGATAAGCCCTTCTTCAAGACAACGCCTGCACCCAAAGCACCGAACCCTAGCTTAGCAGCAGCAGACAAAGCCTCGTCAACCCCCGACGCAGCAACGGAACGATCAATATCCGATAAGCCCAGAACACGCATCGGCTGCATACCACTAACATCCCTATTGAAGCTATTAACATAACCCTGCAAATCGGAATCCATGCTCTTATAAAGCTCATACCCTGCGTTAGCAGAAGCAATAGTAGCATCACGGGTAGACTTGGTAGAAGACATAACCAAGTTGAATACATCTCCAAGACGATTCCAGATAGCATCTATCTTATCGCCCCACTCCTTCCACTTATCCGGATTGAGAAGAACATCGTTCAACCACTGCTGAACCTTCTGATTGCTGAAAAGACCATACAGAACGCCAACCGTCCCCGCAATGCCGCCCAGCAACTTCAAAGTAGACCACCAATCACCACGACCACTCTTAGACGGCTTAGGCTGGCGAAACTCAAGGCGCGCAGGTGCACCCTTCGTAGGCTTGCCCAAAGAAGCAAGAATCGCATCCGACGTAGTCTGAATAGTAGACACAGACTGATCGAACTTCTCCTCACGCTCGGCCTCGTCCAAAGAATCTATAAGGTGATCATCTGACGAGGATCGAAGGCGATCCCACGTGCCGCCCGAGGTCAAGCTACTACCAAGCTCAAAAGCACTCGACTGCAAAGCTGCACTCATGCCAGACCGGGATGGACCACCTCCCGAGCGGGTAGCCCACGAAAGCATAGCATCAAGCTGACGCGGAGACAAGCCCCCAAGCGTGGAACCTAACCCCGCAGCAGCAACACGCTCCGAAACGCTCAAAAGACCAACACGCTCACTAGAGGAAATGCGAGGAAACGACGCAGCACCCGAACCCCGGCGGGCTAAATCCGAAACACGGGACTCCTGTGTAAGCAACGAGTCAACAGGCTTCCCCGACATGACGTTAGAACGGATGCTATCAAGCAAAGCTAAGCGAGCGGACTTCTCAGAAGACGACGCAGACGAAGACTCAATCGTCTTCATCTTATCATCCAGCGAAGCCAGCAACTTCAAGGAATCCTCCAGAAGCTCCTTGTTGGCAAGAAGATCCTTGCGGCTAAGATTGACCTTGTCAATCTTCTCCAAATACTCATCCAGCGCGGCATTTAGGCCGCTAATTTTAAACTTCTCGTCCGACGCCATATAACAATACCACTACTTAGCCTGAGCGCGCGCATTCGCCTCAAACTGCGCAAGCATAGGCATAGAAAGCTCCAAGAAAGACTTGAAGTCAACCATATGTGAAATCTGGGAAAAACGGTTGACAAGACGTGCAGAGTCAAGCATCTTAACCGTATCCCCAAAAGGAACCAAAACCTTAACATCACGACCACACTCATGACACTTACCCATTATACTCGGACGAACACCATGAAACGCAACCTGCGTGAACAACAACGCCGAGAAGTAAACAGCTAACGGATACTGACTGATGACATCAATACCTTTAGCGATAGCCTCGTTATCACTACAGTCCTGACCAAGCGTCGCTGCCATGAAAGCCTGCTCATAACGAAGACTGTAATGATCATAATCGGCTAAAGCATACTCGACCAAGCGCTCCTCGTCTGAAGCACGGAGAATACGGTAAGTATATTCAACCCCCAAGTCATCCCAAGTCTTCTTAACCTCCGACGGCGTCTTAGGAGCAAGCTCAATAACCTCCTGCTGCGTAATGTCATAAACAACAGAGCTGACAACGTCCTTGCCACCGTCCTTACATACAGGACAAACAAAGTCCGTAGTAATCTGATTCATACAAACACCCGACGCAGCGATCATAAACAAATAATCGCGGTCGCAGATGGTCATACGCTCAAGGTCCTCCGGATGGGCCAGAAGCATGCGAACGAACTCCTGACGAATCTGCTCCTCCGTGTAATCCGTAGAAGCAAGCTGCGAAAGATGACCGACAAGCGGCGTGTTTAAAACAGTCTGCGTGAGACCAAAGATACCATTAGACGGAAGCTGAACTATCATATGAAATTAATTTGAAGACGTGACATGGAAAGAACGAAGATTCTCAGCCTTCGAAACAGCCTTACCTAAAAAGGTGCTATCCTGCCAAACAACGAAACGATAACCTATTTGCTGAGACCAAGTCATAGGTGCAACTGCAGACGGATTCACAGCAGGCGTAGGAGTCCCAAAAACACAGCCCTCGAACCTGCAAAGCTCAATAGGTGTATCCTCCATAGAGTCGCCACCTGCACTCGGACGGTAAAGAGCATAAAGGATAATCGTAGGACGGACATAAGTACTACCCGTACCCCCTAAAGAATTGATAATACTCTCGTTAGTTGCCTGCTCGCCTACAGGACGACCCGTAGTAGTGGAAGCAAAGTACTCCGAAGACGGCAAGCGCAAAGCTCCATTAGATGCAAACTGATCATTGTACAAAAACAGAGACGGAAAACTAGCGCGGGTATAATCCGGATCCCCGGAAACATAGAAATTGACAGTCAGGTAATCCTGCGAAATAGACGGCATGGAAACCCCCAAGATCGAGCTATGTGGTGACCACGACAGCGTGGCACTCGGACCACTCAAACTCGTCAAAAGGAAATCCGTGGAATGCCACTGCAAAGAGCTGTCGTTACCGTCCACAAACGTAAGACGAAAGTCACCCTGCAGAAGCGGAGCAATGACATGACGAGTGCCGGAGGAGCCTCCCGAAGCCGAAAGACTCATGAACTCACGACGCGAAGCAACAGCACGCTGAACCAAAGTACTTAAACGACCCATAACTCTACCCCACGTTAGTCAATTTCGTAATGTACGTATAGTGAACCTTCACCGACCACAAAACAGGATCACCCGCAGAACCCGCAACGGAAAACTGAACCGGGTCAATATCTGTAATAAAAGCATCACACAAGGTGCAAGCCGTAAGCAACGTAGATGCAGCAGCAGATGCGACATTCAAAAGATTGCTGAAGAACGAAGCACCACTCCCTATGTTGAGAACATTGGAAACATCACCCATAATGAGATGAATATTATGAAGACGCTGCTCGTAGTAGGCGCGCTCAATCTCATAACGAACTGCCGTGAACCTACTATCCGGAACCTCGAAAGACCAATCCCCCGACTGGAAAACCTGTGTCGGAAGCTGAATAGAAACACCGCGAACCGGAACCTCAACCTTAGCATACTGCTCAGTAGGGAAAGTCAACGACTGAACAAGAAACATAGACTGAGGTAAATTAGGCCACACCATCGTAATATCCCGCTTCGTCAAAGGAGCAGGAATGGCAGCAGTGAAAGCAGAAATCTTAATACTCATCGCAACACCGATATAAAAAGGAAGCTGTGAGGTGGGACACTACAACCCACGCCCACAGCCTCCTAGAAGTGGATAAAAACACCTGAAACTACAACCCACGAAGGTTCTTGTTCTCAAGCCACTGGTAAATGAACTGATACTGCCACTGCCAGTTGGTCTCAGGGGTAGCCTGATTGAGCTGGACGTCACCACGGCCTGCAAGCCACGCACCATGCAGAATGACCTCGAAAGACTCGTTACTATTGAGGTCACGGGCAATGACACCAATATCACGCCACTGCGTGGGATCAACCGTCAAACCGCCCGTAAGCTGATTCCAAATCTCAGAACGGATGCCATCCAGAATGGAACTGATAGTACCGTCGTCCGTCTCAGGAACAACAAACTGCCACGTGCCCGAATTCTGAGCAACCGTAGGATAGCGAATCTCCTCACCCGCAACGTACAACCGCGTCTGACGGAGAGAGTCCGACGGAAACGACGTGCTCTGAACCGTGATGCTGTAATCCTCGAACCCCGGAATGGACAACGCGAAGTTGTGAATGTTCATCGGGTTCGTGATGATACCCGTGAAAGTCTGTATTTTACGTGTCATAGGACAAGCAAGAAATTTTTATTAATTAACCATCGAAACAGACGAACTAACACTACCATCACGGGCGATGATATTAATATTAATACCCTGCGTCAACTTCAAGAAGTAGCAGACAATATTAATATTCAAGTACTCACCACCGTTCGTCAGATCATCGCTGTTCAAAAAATCCCCAATATCGACATACGACTCTGCCTTAAGCTCATTGCGGGAAATGAACCAGCTAAGCATCGTGTTCATACGACCCTCGAGGTCAATACGCGAAGCCTTATTGGCCGCAACGTCCGTATGGATAACCTGCTCAATAATGTCGTAGCTATTACTAAGCAAGAACTCAATGACACGCATAACGTTCGCCTGAGCAAAGTATGAAGTACCAACTCCGTAAAGGCCCTTCACATCAAAGATGAAGTTGCCCGTAGCAGAGCTATAAACAGAACCAATACCGTCCTCCTTATGCATCTCAACGACGCTATCGAAGCTCATAGTCCGAACAAGCGTCGACGGGTAAGAACCATAAGCCTTGTAAGACGGAAGCTGGTTGCGATTGCGAGTAGAAGCAGCAACAGCACTAATACGACCGCACCACCCCGCAGTACAGTCAAGGTTATAAACCTTAACGCCCATCGTAGTACGAAGCGTATAGCGCTCCCAACCTACGATACCGAACGAGTGCATGTTCAGACCCGCATTAGCAATAGCGTCGAACCAAGTGCGAGCATTCGTGCGAGTAGTAGTCTCCCAATCAACTTCATTGGGATTGAACCACGCAGATGCATTAACCGTCGTGGGGAAGCCAAGCAAAGCGCAGCAATCCTGACGAAGCTCAGCAATCTCAGACATCTTAGCCATGACCTTACCCGGACCCGCAGAGGAATCAAAAACAGGAGCACTATTGCCTTCCAGATAAGCATCCCAAAGGTAACTATTAACCAACTCCGTAGACGACGAAATATCACGATCCTTGAAAAGCTCGTAGGCTGTGACGAAGTCATCTGCCACGTAAGCCGGAACTGTAGAAGAAGGAGAAGCAATGCCCGGAATCTCCGCATCAGCAACTGTGTATGTGAACGGCGCGTTCGTCAAAGCAACACTAACAGACTTACCCGCAGCCCACGCAACGTCCGAAACAAAGTACGTAGAGTCATTCGTAATGACATCAGCGTAATTATACGAAACACCGTTGTAGGTCAAGTCCACAAGTGAGAAAGTCAAGGTCTCAAGGATATTGGTGAAAGACGGCTGCGCCGTAGCACCCGAAGCCCTCGTGCTCTTACCACGAGCCGAAGCACCAGCAGTAGTGTAAGTCTGACCCGAGTAAGCCGCAAGCTCCAGACTATACATCTGGGTTCCCAAGAACGTCTTAGGCGACGCCGACAAAGTAATCTGGGCAGGGAAACCACCCGGATAACGAAGACGGAACAAAGCCTGAACCGTAGGTTTAAAATCACCCTCAAACGAAGTCTCGATAGCCGTAGCTACATCCGAGAAGTCAATAGCCGAAGAATCGGTACTATAAGGATACAAATAGGTACCTACCGTACCGGCACTCGTAATATACACGAACAGCCAATTCTCTTTACTGCCCAAACGGACAACCTCAATATAAGACTGATTCTTCTCGAAAGCACGAAGCGCCGTGGCAAGCGTGCCATTCAAACGACCCAAACCCTGAGGATTGAAAATAGAACGGAAAGTGGTACTATTGCAAACAACAGGTGTCCCACAAGGACCCCAGTTGGCATCCATAACCATACCCATCACGTCGTCAGTACTCGAAGCCTCGACGTAGTTGGTTTCATCGGCGTATTGCACTGAAATTAAGGGATTTGCGCTCTTTCCCATGATTGTAAACCAGTTATTTATTTATGGGATATATAATTGCATGAGTATCTTTATGTACATAATGCCAACGGAAACCACCCGACGTAATATGCTCCCCTCTACAGCATCCACGAATACCATAGACAAGACCATAAGTCGCCTTAGCGGCAGCAACTGCAGACGGATAAACATGCAGCAACTCGCCCTCCAAACTGAACTGACCCACATAACGATCTGAACGCTTGATGGCTGGCGGTGCAGGATTCTTGAAAACCCACTTGAACCCATAAGCCGTCTTTAAAGTGCCGCGACAACACTGACTAATAGGACCATAACAAACTCCCAGCGCAGCACTTGCCTCAACAGCGCTATCAAACTCCGCCAGCAACTCACCCGACAATGAATACTGTAGCACAGCCTTACGATTAGCAGCATGCAACTTAGCAACATGAGAAGGATCAAGTCTGCGCCCCTTGTGGATAGCTGATAAAATAAGCCCAGTACCTGCATGATGTGGAACCCCACGCAAAGCTAAAGACATAGCACGCCTAGCAGCCTCTGAATGCTTTCTGCCCTTATGAGCAGCCGACAGCTTCCGGCGTGTCTCCTCCGAAGCCTTGCGGCCCTTAGCCGCACGAGAGATTTTCTCCTTCGTCTCCTCTGAAAGCGGGCGACCCTTGTACAAGGCCGAAAGACGCGCCTTAACCTCCGGACGGCACTTGTAGCCAAGACGACCCTCACCACCGCGTGTGAGGTTATAACCATGCTCCGGGTTATTAGAGTCGTAACGCCAAATGAAGTAAACCTCCAGCGCATTAAGCCAAACCATAAGGTCCGACCGCGAAGGACTAAAGACCTCCGCCAAAACCGTGTAGCCCCACGTCTCCGGTGGATAACGCTTCCGGGCATCACGGATGAGATAACCACCATAATCGCGCTTGGTATTTAACCAATACTCCTGACGCTTAGTCTCATTCGTAGTCAAGCCGACGTAGTACTTAACCGACGGCGAAGTTCGCAAGTAAATAATACCTCTGTACATACACTAACACTACGTATGCCGCAACAAAAGAAGCGACGACCTAAGTCACCGCTTCAATTATCTATGAATAAAAACATAAGGTCGCAGGACCAAAAACCCTGCGAAAACATATACGTATAAAAGCTACGCCTTCGAGATAGTACCCTCGACCATAGGCGGCTCGTCGGGAATAACCCCGCCAATGGGAAGCGGACCCTCCGCAATGAGATACTTCTCCGCCATAACACCGTTAGGAACAAGCCAAAGACGGTAGCCGGCCCAACGATGGGCTTCATCATAATCTTCAAGAATCAAACTCGAACGCCAGCGCATATGAAGCACGCGCCGGGCACCCTTCCGGTCCAAGTTGTCACGCTCGCTCTCAACACGGAACCGAAGTAACCTCATGCCTACGTCTAGATGCCAGTCATCGTCCGGATGGAGAATATGAGCGTAGGAGTCATAAGACCACCGCTGACGAATAGTATTAGCAACACGCCAGATGTCCTCCTGCTTCTCGACGACAAGCTTAGCGTCGTAAATCTGCTCGAAAGGAAAAGCCCGCATGTGCTCCAAAGTGCCGTCAGCAGTAGTGCAGTACGAGTCGTAAGCCTTCGGCAACGTGAGATCAGCATCCTCACGGCTGTAAACCAACGACGGATACTTAAGATGATCGTCCAACGCCAAAAGCTTATCTATGTCGGAAGCGTAAATGGCTTCACGCAACGGAGGATACGCTGCATGAAACCATTCCAAAACCGCCTTCTCGTACTGAAGCAAAAACATGCTACTTCGATGCTAACTTTTTAATCCCATAAACATAGTCCTCTACGTTCAAAGACCTACTGAGAAGATCCTCAACCCCAGACAAGAACGCAGCCAAAGCGTACACACTGTTCAAAGACGAAGCGTCGAACGATACCTCAATGGGGTCTTCATATACATCCGAAAGGTCTTCGTATGCGTAAACCGTGACCGTAGAATCATCGAAGCCAAGATAAACCTCATCCCCGTCAACCGACTTAAAAAAACCCTCAAGGCGATCCGGCTCCGAAGACGCAACCTCGAACGTCGGAACCATAGACAAAATAGATGCCGCAGCAGCAGGAAGGCTGAACGTACCCGTAGAGTCCGTAACCTCCTCCTTAACCTCGGCGTTCAGATCAACCATAGACGGAATATCCTCCGCACCGCCCTTGTGGTGAAGATGATAATCGGCAAGACCTTTCGAAATGCGCTTGCCTGTAGCAACCTTATCGTTTACCGATGCCGAATTCTCGGAATCGCAAACATGTGAATAAAAAGCCCCCATAATATAAAAAAAATTATACTCCAGATGTGTAAATGAAAACCTCCGCCTTCATCTCCTCGTAGCGATCACGACACTTATCCGAAAAGGATGCTAAAGCATCAAGATTGACCGAGCCATTATCTGCGTCCAGAACAACAGACCGCAAGATGGTAAGTTCCTTCTCTGCCATCTGCCAAAGAACATACATCTTAGCGTAGATAAGGCGATCCCCCGCCAAAGTATCCAAGTCCGAAAGACGCAAATAACGACGGTAGGTGAGAACCGCAGGAACGTAACGAATCAAAGCCCTATGTGAAGCAGCATCAAAATCAACACGAACACTACGGTTACCCTGAAACTGAAAGTCGATCTTAGCATTCACAACAGCGAAAGCATCCTCCGGGAGCGACGTGGATTGAGACGAGCAATGAACATACTCCGTGATGTATAAGTCCGAACGAAGCTCGTCAACACACGACGAAATAAGATCATCCAAGCTGCTAACCGCAAACGACGAAACACCATCACCCTCCCAGATCGAAACACTCCGCGGAATAGGATACGTCGCAAATAGCTTATCTTTAAAACTCAAGGACGCCATAAAAATCACCCATTAACGTACATATGCTGGCACGAAGCACAGAAAAACAACCGACCACTACAATCCCGAACGGCAGAATAACCGTCCGGCGCCGCGGGCGTGGAGGACGAAACAGGACGCCCACCGAACACAAAGTCCGAAACAACTCCCCGAGCGTCCTTCACGTAGAACCGCTTAATGCCACGGGGAACCGTAACCGTGGATACTGCCTCGAACGAAGACCAAGACTTCTTATCCCAAGACATGCTAACCGGAGAACCTCCATAAATAACACGCATAACGGAAGGTGTACCGTAGGCATCCTGAAGGGAGACGCTCTTCATCGCCTGATGGAAAGAAACCCCGTACACGCAAAGCGTATCATGATCATCACGGCGCTCCGGGTAAACAAGGCATTCCAAAATACCTTGAGAATTGCGGTTCACAGGCTTAACCGCAGAGACCGAATAAACCATACCGTCAATCAGAAAACGATCATCAAGCATCGGCAAGCGCGGAAGCCCCAAGCATGTCATATTGACAACCCACGGAATGAGATCACCATCCTCGACCAAAGCATCATCACCGAAAGATTCCTGAACATAAAACATGTCCGGATTCTTCTTCACAATAACCTGCTTGAAAATACGGGCAACCTCAAAAGAAGTACCATCCTGATAAATGTCGAACTCCGTCTTATTGACCATAAAGAAACAGTCGGAACGAAGCGGATGACGGGATATACGAATATCCGCCATCCGCGCAGCAAAAAGCGTAAGCGCGTTCAGTCTTATAGCAGGCAACTCCGACATGAAAAACTAGGAGTTACGCAGAATGTCATTAACAGAAGACAAAGCCTCCGAGTAAACGCCGTTGATCTGAACGGCAGCAGCAACCGCAGACATAGCATCGTCGAACACTGTATTCAGAACAATAGCATGAACCAACGAAGGAATATCCGAGCCGACAATATCCATACGGACCTCCTGACTGTCGACATCCTTAGAAATCTCAAAAGACGCCTGTGAAAGCTTGCCTTTCAAAACGGCAGCATCACCCTCACCACTGATAACCCAAGCATCCGATTTAGGCGCCATAGCCTCAAGCTCCTCCTGAAATGTGGCAAAGTCTGCAGACAAAGCACTATACAAATCCATAACAGCCAAATTTTATTTGTGGGATATATAATTGCATGCGCGCACTAAAAGACACACAAGCCAGTAAAGATAACCCAAAACCGCGAAAAGAACCGCGCAGACAAGCCAAAAACCTAGAAGATATAGAACAACCCCAATGAGGAACTCAAAGACCTCTAGAACGACCATAAGGCACCAAATTTTGAATTGTGTGTTAGTCCATCAACCGCAAAAAGCGGCAAATCTTATGAGGTAGCTTCAACCGAAGCTTCTCACACAGCAAAACCCAACGCAAATGGGACGGGTGAGACATATAGAAAAAGGCAGTACCCGCCTCGTAACAAAAGCCATAAAATAGTCCGTGATTATACGGAGGTAACTCAACCTGCTTGCCGTTATCTAAAAAACGAACGACGAAGCTACAACTGCGAAAGCCGACAACCTCCGCATCGTAGCCTCGACCAGCCCAGCATACATAAACTCTATCGCCACGCTTAACCCGCCGGCGACGGCCAAGACAAAACCCCATAACTACACCAACTTAGAAGCATAAAGAGTATGCAACGCATGCAAACAACGTAACCGAGAAGTAGTATCGTGGAGTGGCCACCAGTACAATGAATGCGAACCACCAGAATGATACTCACTAAACTCAGGAATTAAATCATATATAGAACAATAGAACGGTAAAATATGATTATTAAATAAAATACTCGATAAGCGATAACCAAGCTTAGCAGAAGCATCATAGAATACACGACATAACCCCGTAAGGGCACCCTGTGCAATATGTTGCTTATAAAGCAAAGTAGTCTCATTTATTATAAGAATCGTATCCGTAATCCTATGTGTACGCCAATAATCAACAAATCTCTTGCGTAACCGAGCAGAATAATAGAGCATCAAATAATCTGTAATACAATCATCACCAACTAGATGATCCGTAGAGACAAACCCGAAACGCGCAAAATACTTAAACACCCACAACTTGAAACGTAACAGACGAGCAGGACGCAAAACATCACATGCAGAAAGCGATAAGTCACATGCAAGAGTAGACAAGGCTACGGACACTCGCCGATGAACACCCCAACTCAACGGCATAGTCTTAGCATAAGATACCGCATAGTAACAAGCCAGATCATGCTTGTTAATGGAAAATAGAATATCAGCTAAATCAAACTTCATACAATACCTGAATGGCAATTGATAACTTTGTAACCTAATGCGTAAAGCTCATATGCCGACTTAATCCGCGGAGACGACAACACAGGACTACCATTATCATCCACTAAGACTATCTTGAGATACAATGCCCGTCTAAACACAGTACGGTCTACAATCTTATATAACGTCTGAGAGCCAAACGGCTCGTCCGATGGTTGAAGAAGAACGGTCCCCTGAACAAGACGACGGCAATAACAACGATAACGATAATACCGATAACCCGCTACAGCCTCAGCAACCAGTAAAACAAACCATAGAATATAAAAACCAAACCTCATACTATTCAAAACACTTATCGGAGGTGATTATATACATTACTACTAAACATGCGAACTACTCATTCAGGAGGCATAAACCTCCAGCGGATACAGCATTCGAAATACCGAAGCCCACTTAAGCTGAACCGATTTCCAATAAACGTAACCCCCGTTAGCACTATCCCAAGAAAACAGCCCCGACAGTAACCCTGCGTAAGCAACAAGAGAAGACGCAGAATACTGTGCAGCCAAGAACTCCCGAAACCAAGTAAGATAATCGTGATCTGTACCTTGTAGCGTAATACCATGCTCCTGCGCCGTATAATCTATAACTCGCCAGAGAAGACCCTCACCAGCAAGGAAACCAATAAACTCCGGAATAATCTGACGAGAGTCTAAATGCATAGAACCCATAACTCAAATCCATATTAAGTTATCTGTAGAAATATCTCTACAACACAAAGATAAGAAAGTTAATTTAATAATCCAAATTTATGAAAAAAAAAGCAGTGACTTGAAATAAACCACCCAGCTAAGGCATTATAAGGACGGAAACGTCACTCCGACAGAAACCGAGCCAAACAAAAAGACTCGTACTCCTCAAGACGGACCAATAACGGTTTAAAAATCGTAATAGCATCTATATTCAACATATCCTTCAAAAACCATGTAGCAGGAGGATTAAACGCCTCAACAGTAACTGTCGATGACGAACCATTCCCATAAACGCTCACATGATACGAAGGCAATGACTCAAAACCAGAATGAGGGCAAATCTTGATAACCGGCTTCGACTGACCAGAATGCAACGAACCTACGGGAACTCTTTCATATGTAAAAGAATACGAATCAAACGAAAGACTAACAAGCTTATCAACAACACTAATAAGCTGCTCCTTAGAAATCTTCATGACAAGAATGTTAAAAATCAAATGAAAGAAAGCGCATCACATCTACCGAATCGAACCCGAATGGGCAGCACGATCCAGAAGACGGCGGCATAAAACTTCAGCATCGGACGCTGACAGCGTCGTAGACCAAATAGCAGAAGGCCCAACCTCCTCAACCGTCGCAAACACCACACCCTCCGACGGAGCAGCGTAAACCAGAATGACAGAAAACGTAGGAGCTGTATGAAAAACAGAAACCGGGGTGAAAGTGAAAACTACCTTCCGATGGCCGGAATACAAAGTATCGTCCGAAACCGTACCGCTCTCGCAAGTGCAAACGCCCACATGACAACTCAGAAGTCTGTCTATAACAGAATCAAACTCATCCTTCAAAATCTCCATAATTATTGAAAATTAATCCATATACTACGCCCTACCAAGTCTATCAAGCCTATCACCTAACCATAAAAACAGCCGACCCAGCCCCACTAGAAGCCCTAAGCCTGCGAACAGAGCACCATAAGCAATAAGATAGACTGGAATAGCAACAAGCCAGTGCAACACCATAAACAACGGGGAAATAACATGACAGAACCTAATGCGCTCTCTACTTGGCTTAACCTGTCCAAGATACAACCGTAAGGACCATGCCGGAATATAACCCCAAGACCATCGAAGCTCTATCGCCCAATTACCAGTCTTATAGTTGCGACCTATGTTCAGTAACCCTCTACGAAGAAGGAAACCATGCCCGTATGCTCGAATTGTTTTCACTTCTCGTAGGGATTCTGTTTTAAGTGGTGAACACTGACAGCTAAATCCGCGTCAATCAGACCGCGAAAGTCAAATTTAAGCCTATGGAGAAGATCAAACTCTTCAATAGACAATTTGTCTTCGTCATATTTATACCACTCACTGCAGGAACCATCCTCCATACTACAAGACACAAACATCCCAGCCGCATTAAAATCATAGTTGTCAAAACAAGGAAACTTCGCTTTTGCTAACTCCACCAGCGGAACGAACGGCTTGCCGTCGTTGTAGTCCTTATCCGTGATCTCCTTGTACAGATCAGACATCGGACGAAGTACAAGCTCTATATCGTCGATATAGGTGTATTGCTCATAATGCCCGTCATCGGAGACTAAACCGACGTCACCGTCCATACAAGGGTCTACATTGCCAAGCTGACGTATTGTCCAAATATCCTGATCCTCGTCTTGAACTTTTAAACCATACGGCAGGTACCCAGCAATATCCACAAAGGTTAATTTACATACCATAATTGTAAAATTATCTTAACGACTCTTTATTGCGGTAAGCATAACGCCACCTTATCATTCTCCGTTCGCCATTGCTGACAGCATCATAACCTATTACAAGTCTACCACAGACCGGACAACAACGCTCATCATCACATATAGCCACCCCGCAACAATTCGTAAACATTGTGGAATTGTAGGGATTCGACAGATGAACATACGTCATCTCCTTCTCATATACACACCTTTGAGCCATCACCCTTATTTTTTAGGAAGATTAGTATAGCCGTCAGAGAACATACAAATCCCTAAGCAGGTCAAAACAACATAAAGCACCAACTTAACCCAAGCGCCTGCTTCATAGGACGGAACCACAGAAGATAGTCCCACAACTGCTAACAGCAGACCTGCTACTGTGTCAAACGATGCTTTAGTCATTTTTTTAACAATTCAGAATTATCATGAATATTGCCAATCACCTCACAGCACTGAGACAGCCACGAAGCGATCTGCATGTCTGCAATAGGAGAATATGGGTAAAGCTGCTCGGTATGATCGTACCCAAACGATATAGGATTAGACTCGAAAGCAAAGCCACCGGGAACTCGGAAGACGGTCCGAACATATCTGAGAACACCATCTTTAAAGATGTCACCCTCATAAATGTCACTGGCATTCCTATCTCTAATCCCAATAGACATCCCGATTGTAGAAGCATCAACATACACATACTCTACATAGCGACACGGACCGACAACGCCAATCATAGGAATATGATCGTCATCCCCAATCTGTAGGTCACCGTACACCCACTCCTTCGAGCCAAGAACCCTGCCTCGGAATCTATAATCACACAACCTCATAGGTCTCATAAGTAAATCGAAAAGTTTATAGCATAAGCGTAACCACTAGTCCACATAGCGGAAAACGTAACCGCCAGCCACATTGCGGCCTCCGTTACAAACACGTAGAATATTATGACGACTAATACCTAGACGAGACTCCCAGCCTGACAAACTATCACAACCCAAGTCCTTGCCGCGTAAAGAGACACAGCTGATAGAACGCTGCGACGGAGGAAGAACCGGAACATACCCATTATCACAAAGAGAAACACGCGACAACGAAGGAGGATACTTACGGCGTGCGGCCTCGATGGCTGCACCACCATAACGCTTATTTAAATTACCAAACTCCCAATCGCGGCCCGCCTCGTCAATGGTCGGACCGACGTACCCTTTATTACTAGGACTAATGCGTAAATAAATAATCCCCGAAAACATAACATAAAAGAAAGTCATCCACCAAGACCACGCTCACCACTTCGTGACCCCAATGAATGATCCCTAAACAAATATACGTACAGCCTACTGTGGTGAGAGACTATACTAACACTGCAAATATACGTAACATTATTGACGAAACAAAAATCCGGGCGGAAAAACCACCCGGATCGAAAAACACACCGTCAAAATGACTAGGCCCCGTAGTTAACCGTAAGACGGATGACACACGTGGGCTTATGGAACTTGTAACTTTCCATGCTTACCATCGACTGACGAACCGTAACACCAAGAGCCACAGTATCCGTAGGAACGATAGGTAAAAAGACTCCCATGAACAGGACAGCGTCGTACCACTCCGTGCCGCGGTAAGTCATAAATGCCTCGTTGTCGGCGCGGTAGGGATCGTAGTACACTTTGAAAGTTCCAAAGGTACCGATCTCACGAGGTGACGAGAAGCCGCTCGGTGTAGCAACAGGCTTAAACCACGTGGTGGGCAGCGACTCAAGGAACGACTTCAGGTTCTTGCCGACGACAAGACGGTTACCCTCGATACGTCCCGAAGCAATCTCGATCTGCGTAGCGTACTGCTTGAGCTGACGCATGAGGTCAGCAGCCTGTACGTCCAGCGAGAAGTTGTTGGACATGTTGAGGGTAATGGTACCGGGAGCACCTGCAGCGTAAGTCCACATGGTATCAAGGATGTAACGAACCTGATACTGGTACAGAAGATCAAGGACGCGCTTGGTGTTCTCAACGCGAATGTCGGTGTTGAACTGCGACTTCTTCAGAGCCTCGGCGAAGATAGTCCACTCCATGCCAATAGCACGAGGAATAGCGCGCATCTCAACACGCTCAACCTGCTCCTTAACCTTCGGAATGTTCTCCTGAATAGCGTAGTCGAGGTTCCAAACGTAGTTCACGTTCAGACAAACACCTGTCGTAGCCTGAATGTTGTTGATGTCAGCAGAAGCCAGCATGATGGCACCCGACTCAACGACCATGTACGAGCCATTCGAAACACCGGGGTTAGCACTGTTGACCAGCATAACCTTGCCGTTCTGAACGGTCGTAGCAATCAGGGTAGCAACGATAGCGTTGTCCTTGTAAACATTGATGAGGAACTTCTCCAGATAATCACCACTGGTGTTCAGAGCGTAGTAAGCCGTCATGGCTACAAGCTCGTGCGTGGTGGCGTCGTACTCAAGCTGCTCCTCCGGAATGGTCTCACCCATGATCTCACCCGTAGGATAGTAGCCGTTGATCTGACGCATACCCGTAGCGGTCTCAACAACCTGACCCGTAATCGTGGGAGCCTTGTTGGTGCCAGTAACCAGCTTCGAGAAGAACAGGTAAGCCAAATCCTGATTCATGTCCTGAACCGAGATCAGGTCCTTCAGCGGGAAGTCGGGATACCAAGCGGCAACGATGGGGAAGACCTCCGGAATGTAAGGTCCGAAGTCCGACATCATGTTAACCTGCTGACCGCGAGTAGCGGGAGCATCAATAGAATCCTGAATGGCACGGCTGAAGTTGTTCAGAATACCAGCCTGAATACCACGCTCCTTAAGCGTAGTCAGATTGCCAAGCTTCTCCGACTTCAGCATGGCTTTTGCAGTGCGCTTGTCGGCACGAGCAGCGGCGATACTATCAGTAACGCGGCGTGCGTCCAAAGATAAATAATCAGTCATAAAACTTTTAATAACTTAAAATGAAATAATCAAAACCTACTGGAAACTAAGACCGCTGGCAACTGCGCTCAAGAGCAGAACATAAATCCTGAAGCGCGGAAATGGCGCGGCGCGTCTCCAATAACAAACGGTCGGGATTATAAGCATCGTCTACAGAGTCTCGTAACTGATACATCTGCACAGCCTCCTTGAAAATCGGCGAAGCCAGCAAGGAATCCGATACGCGTTCCAACCTAATATCTCCGAAGTTAGGCGACTTGACCAAGTCCCAAGTAATAACCGTGAAAGTATCAGGGTCCAGATACTCGGAAATCGAATCCATCAAATAGTCACCAAGACCGCGAGTGCTGCAACCCGGACGAAAACCTACGTCAACCAAAGCCTTAATAGCGTTACCATCCGGATTGTTAAGCAACCCACAATCAATCCACGGGTCATGCGAAGACTCATCAACCCATGCACGCATCACAACATGCGATGCCTTATCCAAAGGCGTCCGCATGTAATCCGAGTCATCCGTAGGATGCTCGATCATGCCAAGCATATCCCGCTCCTCAATGCGCTGCTGAAGCGCAGGATCATTAATCACCTTATCCCAGAAACCAGAGCGATAACGGTAGCCCTTCTGGCTCTGAACATCCGTATGCGACGCAGCACCACGAATAATAGGAATCCGAGTACCATCCGCCGCCTCCGTAGAGTCTACAACCTTAAATTGACTCTTGTATGTTGCAAAGACCTTGTTAAACATCATCTCCGAATTTATGGGATATATAATTGCTTAGTGCCCGCTACGCTTTAGGAGCAGCAGCCCAAGTCAGGTAAACAATCTGGTTGATACCTTCGGGAGTAATCGAACCCGTAATGTCTACATAACCATCAGCCTTAGCCGTGAACAGAACAGACTCACCCGACGGCAGCACAGCAACCGCAACACCATTAGCATCCGGCGTGTAAGTAGTGCTGTCGATAGTGATAGTGTAAGCCGGAGCGTAAGCACCAACCGAACCCTTGAACGAAACAGCCGTCATGGGATCTTCGAACTCCAGACCTGCCTTTGCAGCCAGAACCTGAATGTTGAACTTAACAGCGTCCAACTGTGCAACCGGAGAGGTGAACCGTGCACGATCCATCCTCAGTAATTTAGCATCTGCCATATGTACAAAAATTTAGAAAAGTAAGTTTTAAACCAAAAGAACTACTCCGTCTTAGCGGCCTGATAAACCTCAGCAGAAGCCGTAGCCGTCTTGCCGTGGCTCTGAACAGAAACCGAAGCCGTAGTAATAAGAGTGCGAGAAGCGGACTCCGTAGCCTCTGCTGTAACAGTACCCGCGCTCGGATCGACATTCGTGCCGCTATACACCGGAGAACCCTCCACCTCGAAAACATCCGACTCCGAAGCACCCGAAGTATAAGATACAGACTGAGTGCCCGTCAAAGCGTTAGGATTAACACTACCACCCTCAGCAGGAATGTCAGGATAAGTCAAAGAAACCGTAGCGTCACCATACGTGGCAACATTAGCAGCCTGATAAACATCAACAGAACCCGTGCCAGACTTAGAATTCAAGCTAACTGTAGCCGTAACTGTGCCGGAAATAGCATCGCCCGCAACCGAACCACGATCTTCGGCCGAAACCTCACCCGTCAATGCGTTAGACAAAGTCAAACCCTCAGTAATAGGCATACTATAGGTAACATCACCGCCTGTGGCGATGGCCTCAGACGAACCAGAACTGTAAGTAGCAGTCTGAGTGTAAGAAAGACCCGACGGCGTCGAACTGCCACCGCCTGCAGGAATCTCAGCGTAGGTGCCACCAGAAACAACAGGTGCACTATACTCTACAGTATTAGCAGCACGGTTAATCTCGGCAGAAGCAGAACCGCTCTTGCCGTTCAGTGAAACAGTACAGGTAGCCGTGGTAATCAGGGTAACACCCGAAACAGTAGTACCAGCACTCGGAACGTCAACAGACCCCGATGTAGTATCTACAGCATCACCGGAGAAGGAAACAGAACCACCCGAAGTGATGGTCTCCATCTTACCAGACTTATAAGAAGCAATCTGAGAATAAGAAACTGTAGGAGTAACCGTACCGCCAGAAGCAGCAACAGGAGTACCTGCGTAACTCAGGACAACGGCAACAGCACTATACGACTCAATAGCATCAGCCTCCAATGTAACCGTAACAGTCTCATCCTTGGAAATAGACTGAATGTTTCCTGACTGAGGAATGTAACCGTCCTTAGAAACAGACCACGAAACATTAGACCCCGCAGCAACCTCCAACTCCGAAACAGACTGGCCGTTGATCTTAACCGTAGCATCCGACGGAGTAGCCGACACCGTGACAGTAAACTTCTCATCACTACTTGCAGCAACAAACCGAGGAAGCAGGACCTGAGCATTGACATCCGAAACATACAAAGTGCCCGTAATATCCTCGAAGCCCTCCGCCGAAATAGTATACTCTACATCCGAATCACGATCAACAAGGAGGGTCGCAACTCCCGCTTTCGACTCCGCAGAAACAGTATCAACCGTAACCGTGAACTCGTTACCGTCACCAATAGCACGGACGAAAGAAACAGTCGAGACCGGAGTAGCATACTCAACACCAAGCTCCGAAGCTATAACCGAAATGTTGTGAGACAGCACGTCAAGCTCCGCAACCGGAGACGTGTTGAACTCACGAACCATAGGAATCAACTTTGCCATATATCCTAAAACTTTAATTTTAAGGATATATAATTGCAGATAACTATACAGTATTTTACACCGCCGTTTGCTGAAAACAACAAATAAATGTACCTTGTCGCCATGAAAAAGGTATTCAAATATCGCATCTACCCGAACAAGACCCAGCAAGCCTTGCTACAAGCGACGTTTGGATGCTGCCGCTTTGTTTATAATAAAACGCTCGACATCAGGAAAACGGCGTATGAGACCGACAAAACACGGCTTAGCAAATTCGACCTCATAAAGAAAGTAACAACATTAAAAGACGAATTCGAATGGCTTAAAGACGTACCCGCGACATGTCTCCAGCAAGCCGTCGACAACATGGATAAAGCCTACCAAAACTTCTTCAAGTCAGGCAACGGGTATCCAAAGTTCAAGTCGAAGCATCACAGCCGCAAATCTTGTAAATTCCCCGCAACATTCTGTGATGTCCTACAAGATACAGACCATATCAAACTATCCAAGATAGGGGAGATCAAATACAAGAAAGACCGTGAAGTTGTTGGCAACTTACGCCACATTGTAGTTACACAAGAAAATGACGAAAAGTACTATGCTTCGTGTGTGGTCGAAACGGGCGCAGAAGCACCGAAGCCACAACCCGTAGAAGCTAGTACGACGGTTGGTATAGACTTAGGGCTTAAAGACTTTATCGTCACGTCGGACGGACGTAAAATACCCAACCCACGGTTCTACGCTACTATCGACCGTCGCATAGCTCGGTTACAAAAGCATGAGTCTAGGAAGACGAAAGGCTCGAAGCGTCGTGCTCGCATTCGTTTAAAGATTAACAAACTTTATATTAAGAAACGTAATTTAATCAAAAATTTCATTTACCATGTCGCCAATACCTTATTGCGCGAGAGCCAAACGCTAGTAATGGAAGATTTAAACATTGGCGGCATGGTAAAAAATCATAATTTAGCTAAATCCATACAAAACATTTGTTGGGGTGAGCTTCGTAGAGTGTTGGAGTACAAGTCGCAGTGGTTGGGGCACAACTTAATCTTCATAGATCGTTGGGCACCAAGCACGAAGACTTGTAGTTGTTGCGGTTATAAGAATGATACGTTAACACTTTCAGAACGTTCGTGGACATGCCCGAGCTGCGGCACGCATCATGACCGCGACATCAATGCTGCAATCAATATTAAGCGTATGGGTTTAGAGAAGTTATTGCCCGCGGTGAGCGGGTTTGACGGACGTGGAGAAGTCGGTCACGGCTTCGACGAAGCGTCAATATGTGCAGTTTAAAATTGCATGTAATCACCTAATTGCACAAACAAAAACCCTCGGACATTGCACGACTGACGTCATGCAACACCCGAGGGCAAACCGGAGGACCAAACCTCCTTATATGAAACCAAATGTAAAACTAAACAAAACTAAAAATCAATCTTGATACCCTTCAAAGCATATTCAATAGCATCATCAATTTGCTCCAACTGCTCCTTAGTCCAGTAATCCCGGAACTGCTTCGCAATCTGTCGAGAAAGGAAGGGCCAGAGCCGCATCACATAATGCAAATGCTTACACACGAAGCCGCGCAAATGTGGATTGCGAATGTGAGGATAACGCGTCTCTGGAAATATACCATAGCCCTGACGCCAAGCCTTATAAGAGTAGCCGAAGTAACCCCAAGCAGGACAACTGCAAAATATCTTCAAACCCGCGTCCTGCAGTATCTTATACAGCTTAGCCTTCTTGTCGATCATCACGCTCTTAGCAATGGGATTGACCTGAACGATAATCGTATACTTAATGCCGGGACGTGTTACAGAATTAACCAAGAAGCGAAGCTCATTGCCTGCGAAGTCAATGGAGGACAAGGACCAACCTTGCACCATGCTTGCACGCTTAGCGACCTTCAAGAAATCTCGCTCAGAGAGAAACTTCTTATAATTCAAAGACGACGGCTTCGTCTTCATAACGGAGCTACTACGCGAAGGCGAACTGCTCGGATACTTGCGGGTATTCGACTTGGTCAATCTTATTGGTTTATTCTGCTTGGCCATAACACACAGTAACTAACACTACAACCCAAACTCTGCAAATACATCCTCCAGAGAGCATACCTGCTCCGGATGACGTCGACTCTCCAACAGGTCCCGAGCCATTGCATCCGAGTCAGCAAAACCCTCCGCCGCTAAAGCATCGGACATGGCAGCAAGCCAAGATGACTCATCAAAATCCGGAGAATCGAAATCGTAATCAATTAAACACATAACCCCACGAAATGCCTAAAAGCACACATCACTCAGAACGATACTTAGAGAGAAACTCAGACAAAGTGATTGTCTTCATGGGACGCTTGCGTAAAACATCCAAACAAGAAACAGCCACCTCACGAGGATTAGCAAAACCCTCCGCACGCGCGTCCTCCGTAGCCTGTGCTAACCACGCAGACTCATCAAAATCCATAGAGTCAAAGCTAAACATCCCTATAATGATCAACACTAAAATCAAATATATCGACTACCAACACATCATCCTCAATATGATACAAAAGCCGCGCCGAAGGAGTCACAGAACAAGCCCACCGCCTATTAAAAGAACCCTTAAGCATATGCTTGGCTCCAATACCACTACGTGGAGAAACAGCTAAAGACTCTACCACCTCTAAAGCTCTCGCACGCCTAGCTGGCTGAATCCTATCGATATACTTCTCAAAAGCCTTTAAAGCAGACTTACGAAAAACAACCTTATATGCCATAAGTCGCACGAAGCTTAGCTAAAACATCCTCCAACGGCACTCGCTCTTCAAAAGGATGACGCAGAGTGTAAAGATAATTGCGAGCTACACGCTCAGGATCAGCAAACCCCTCCGCACGTGCATCCTCCGTAGCCTGTGCTAACCACGCAGCCTCGTCAAAGTCTGCATCATTAACCCGCTCCGAAAGAGGACGAGCATCATCATCTTCAAAATCACAAATTGCAGTTATAAAGTCACTCATAAAGTCACCAATTTTATAACACAAATATAAAGATATTAATTTTATTATGCAAATCCTAAGACCAAAAAGACGGAGAGCAGCACCATAGCATAACCCTCCGTCCAACCTATACCTTCACACTCTAAGCCTACTCCGGAACTGCAGGCGGTGCCTCGAACTCCTCCGCGGCAGCAGCCATATCGGCAGCAACCGCATCCTCGGCAGCACCCTCGTCCGCCGGAAGCGAAGTACCAAGACCCTCAAGGGCGGCAGCCTCCTGCGCGGCAGCATTCTCCTCGTCACGGTCCAAAGCATCGAACTTATCGTTGATGTACGAACGCATAAGCTCAAACCAGTTCTGAACCGAACTCAAGTTGGAAGTATCATCCAACAAGGACTCCATAGACTGAAGGTAGTTGAGAGCCGCCTCGCGCGTCTCTGCATTATCCAAAGTCTCAATGAAATTATTGGAAAACTCCGCAAACGACGTAAGCGTATCGACAACATCCGTATCCTCCGACGTAGGCAACTTAACCAACCGGAAGTAAACATCCGAGGAATCAAGTTCCTTAGACGAAGACCGGAACCAGCTATTAATCGTATCCTCGATATTGAAGCGGCAATGAGCAACCATACGAGCATACCGAATATCACCACGAATCAACGAAACAGTAGTCTCATTCAGGTTCGTGTTAAAGTCGGCATACGTCTTAGGAAAGCGGGTAGCCAGAAAAAGACGACCAAGCGTATAATCCAAGTCCGCCATCTTCGAAATATCGAAATCAGGAACATTCTCTACAAGCTCCGGCTTGCCGATACCTTTACGGTGAGGATGAATAGAGATGCCATCCGCAAAATCCGTGTTGGGCGTCATCGTGGGTTGTAACGACTGAGAATCAGCATTGATAGTCTGAGATATATCGTCTATAATCTCCTGAGTGCGCTCCCCCTGCGAGTTACCGACATCAACCGTTATAAACCGCACGATACGCGCCAACTTATTGCGATAGCTATACATAGAACGCTCAAGACCATACAAGTCCTGAGCAACCGACGAAACGTTCTTAAGCTGGATAGGCTCCGGCGTAACCTCATAGAGCATCTCATCCCACTCGGCGTCCGACATCGAGTTGTCATGAGACCCGGACTCAATCTTAACCAGAGACTCCTTAGAGTAGTTCAAGAACACAAGAACATTCTCAACAACGCGATCCTTCGTATCATAGAAAACGATAGAACCGTCACGCTTCATGTAAATCTTAACATCCTCAACGAAGGGAACAAGCGAAGCCTTGACCCGCCCCGCAACGCGATCCTCGTAAGAATGAAAAACATACATTGACAACCCATGCTTCAGTAAGTCAACAGCAGCCCAGCGGACAATCTTATTTAAAGCAGCACAAATATCCTCCGTACGCTGCTTAAGAATAGGACTCGAAATAGACGACAGACCCGAAACGTACACAGGAGAATTACCTACGCACACGTCATCCGACGTGATGTCCACAATCGAATTAATGAAATCATGATTGGCAAGAATCTCCGACAAGCCGTTCCCATTAGCGGAAGTGCCGCGATTCCCGTATGTCCTACGAAGCGAAACCCCCGGCGGAATGCCGAGGAAATTCGCTAACATTAAACCTAATGACTGTAAACCCCCAGTATACATGAAATGAAGTCTTAACCTACAACCTTAGTCGTGCAAACACCAGCCTCTGCACGAATACCGCCCTGCATGCGATCACGAATGGCACGAGATGCACCAACACCCCCACCCTGATAAGAACGCGAAGCAATGGCCGCTTTTACACCCAAACCCGTAACCTCACGCTGAGCACCACCGCGCTCAGCAATAAGCTGCTTAATACCAACACGCGAGCCGAAGGCACCACCACGCTTAGCAATAGCATCACGAAGACTCCCAGCAGGAGCAGGCTGCGGCGAAACAACAGACGGACTCTCACTCGGAATATCCATGACAACAGCAGCGTCAGGCTTAGGCATAAACGCCATATCAAGAACCGGAAGCTCCTCGAAGGAAGCACTCGGCATAGACGGCGAAGCAACTGCACCCACACCGCCTGTAGCATCATCCTCATAAAGCAACTCGGCGAAGCTCTTACCACCATTAGGTGTAACACTCACCGGAGCAGGATCACCTGCAAAAGGAGGAACAATAGTCTCCTCCGAAGTGGACGGAACCGACGCGTCCGGCATAGGCGGCGCAGGAACAGCATCCAATGACAAAACAGGAATGTCCGCAGCAGACTGCGACGGAATCTTAACTTCTACTTCAGCACTCTGAGACTGTGCAGCGTCTTTCTTACGTACCATGATAAACAAAAAAAATTATAATTTATAGGATATATAATTGCACATAACCGACAGCATCACTTATCATCCAGACCGTTAATCAAGTCCCAGACACCACCACGTCTACGACGCGGCGTCATCGAAGCAATAACATCGGAACTCGTAAACGACGGACCCGAAGCAGCACGGCCCTCCAGAATGGAACGGACACTCGGACGCGGAGCCTCGACGTCCGAAACAGCAGCACGAGCAACGTGACCCCGGCCATCCAAAGCCAGACCACCATAGCCAAGTGACTTAAGCATACGGTTAATGTTACCCGCGCCAACCAAGTTAAGGCGTGCATCAAGCAAGGACGATATATCTCCCTCCTGCGTGCAGATCGTCTCCGATAAGAAGAAAGCACCGACCAAAGTCTGAAATTGGTCGTCCGAAGAACCGTCACGCTTGACAACCTTATGCTTGACAACATCATGGACCGCCTCCCGAATCTCACGATCCTGACGCTCCAAGTAAAGAAGACCAAGACGCTCATCGACTAACATCGAAAGCCACAACAAATGAGGAATATCGGAACTATCCAAAGAAAGGCGAATATCCGGAAGCATCAAAGCCTCGCACACATTCTGACGAAGCTGCGTGGACTGAAATTGGTCAGTACTAAAAACCGCAATATTCAAATGCTCCGCAAGCCACAAAATGAAATCCTCGACCTTCGAAACCTTCAGCATCCCCGGAAACGCCGGAGGAACAAGCTCCAAGTTGAAAACCTCATTATGCAAAGCCCGGCCGTCTGCCGCATAGCCATCAAACCGAACACAGCACAAAGAACCGTGGTCGCCCGTCAAAGACAAGTCCAAGCACAAGGCATGAGGACGATCCGTATACTGTAAACGTGAAACATCAAGAACAGAGCGGATAGGAGTATCATCCTGATCCGAAACAACAATACTACTCTGAACCAAAGGACACGCACGAAGCAACGCATCGCTATATGCCTTGCGGACGACATCATAGTTCGTAATGAAACTACCCTTAGCAGCCGTAGAGCGTCCGCAATGATTCTGGATGGCCAAATAGATGTTCTTCTTGAACTGCGACTTCAGGTCCTCCGGAACACGCTCGAAATAACCATCCGCCTTAGACTTCGGAAGACTCATAGACTTCACAAGCGTATCCTTATGCTCCTTGCTCTGGACAATACACGGAGAAATCTGCTGGTAGCCACAGAACACCTCGAACTTCTTAGGAGAATAATTCTGAGGGCAAATCTTATACTGAACAGCATTAATAACACGACCCTGTGGATCAGAGGCTAACTCGGAAACCTTCTCCTCGATAAACGAAGACTGATAAGAAGCCGAGGAAATGTACCCCATGAAAGAAATCAACTTACCACCATCACGAGTAAACCGAGAATGCATACGGTCCTCCAACTGCTGAGCCAAGCGCTGAACCTCCGAATACTCGGAAACAGTACCCTGACCGACACCATTCCTGAAGTTAGCCTCATCGATAATAGCACCAACGACATTCAAACCAATAGCATGACTTTCACCCGAAGCAAACTCTATAGAGAAATTGTTATTAAACTGAATGGAAGACTGGATATCCTTACGGCGCGGGAAATTATTTTTAAACCACGGAGCATTATCAATCATTTGACGCAACTGCTTGAAACCAGAACGCTCCGCAGCCTTCATCGATACAGAGAAGTACAAAAAGTAAATAGGCGTACCACGAAGGATTTGAAAGTAGTTATACAAGTCACCCTGACTAAACCAGCAATACAACTTGTAACAAGTAACCATATTCAGGTAAGACGTATTATGATTCACTACATTCCCCGACATGAACAAATGCGTCGAAGGAACTGTAACATCATAAACATCCTCTACCGTCGTATCAATACTCTCAATGCGATCAAAACGAACATCACAAAAAGAAGCCAAGTTGTCCGGCAACGTCTGACCTCGATCCTCCAACCACGCCCGCAAACGCTCGAAAGCCTGATTGGATGCAGCCTTATTTCCCAACATAGAATTGGTCGTCTTAGCATAAGAATCAAACTTATTGCGAGTCGAAGCATCTGTCAAACGACGAACCAAACGTAGCTGCGCCACTATACCAACCTCAGCACCACCTAACTTAAAAGTAGTCTTACAGTTTATTCGATAACTCTTATTCGGACGGACCTCAAAATCCGCACGAAGCCCTTCAATAAGACGACGCTGATGTGGAGCATCCATCTCAAGGAGAGGAACATAAGCTAGCATCGCATCATACAAAACACGCGACGACTCAACCGATATAGTTATCCGATAACTATCCTGCGCCGGACGCCACTCACCAGTCTTCTTATAAAAATACTTGCGATCTGTACGCTTCCGAATGCTATACTGCAAACCAAGGTAGTCAAGAATGCTACATACACCATCCGCCAAGCGCGGAGAAACTGTAGCAAACCCAAGCGTCCCCTTGCCTTTATTTACATACCCATCTGTAATAAGCAGACCATATAACGTGTAAAATGCACGCTCACGACTTCCGAAAGCAGCACTGTGAATATACTTCGTATTAGCGACACAGTAACCACCTATGAAATCACGAAGCCTAGAGCGATACAACGGCAACGAATATAACCGACAGCCACTCTCTTTACAAATATGAGCATTACTCGTCAAATAGCCTTCAACCTCACGACACCAATCAGCTAAAGTATCACATGACAAATAACCTATAACTGGATTATGAGGAACAGCATTATCAAAATGACCATCCCCAAGCCAGACACCATACAAGCAATAAAGCTTAGCCTCATCCGCGTCCGGATACAACTCGATACTACCCGTCCAGCGGCGGGCGATATAATCACCGACACGCAAGTCGCCACAGCGAACCAACTCAACGCGATCCGAGCCGACACGATAAGCTAACCGAGGATGATCCGCAGTACCACTATAACTCCGACCACTAGCACAACGCAAGTGAAGCACCTCCGCGTCCTTCTCCTTGTAGAAATGACTCGTCTGCGCAAAGCTACCATCTGGCTGCTCGACACCAACCTCGAACGGTGTGAAGCCATAACCCGCATCTGGAACCAAAGACCCAATAGGAACGTACCCATGATCCGTCGATACCAAGTCGCTGTAAACTACGCACTTGCCGCCTCCTAATGAGCCTGTCAACACCAGTGAAGACAAGTCATCCTGCATGTTATCTGCCTCCTTTAGCCAGAAAGGATAGACCCCCTCCAAAGCCATATAATCCGGAGAAAGAATAAACTCCCGGAATCCTACTAGCTTACGCTCCGTAAGAAGCAAGTCGCTGACGGCAGAAGCAACACCACCCCGACGCTGTATCGTATCCTTAACTGACCCCATCTACCACAACTAAAAAGCCCCCAAAGGGACGCCACCCTGCACGATGGCGATCCCCAGAGGGCACACACAATATAAAGGCAACTGTCAGCCATCAGTGCAGTGACGGCAGCAATCTAAGAACTAAGACTCCAAGTCGGCCAAGAAGTCATTCAAGTCCGAGAGATGCTGAGCCTCGTCATCCTGAATCTCCTTAGCAATACGCTCCGTGACAAAATCGGAATTATCACGGGCAACCATAATGATATTCTGATAAGTACGAATAGCGCACTCCTCCGACTCGATATTCTGCTTGAGAAGCGTAACCAAGTCGGCAACATCCGTAGGGATATGATACTCACAACGAGCTGTAGACTGAATCTTAGAAAAGTCAAATAACGTCTTAGGGACGTACTGAAGTTCATTCATGCGGTTCTGGAGCTTCCAGAAATGATCGTCAAGCTCGTCCTTGGCATTCGTATTGAAAAGCTCCTCGATGTTAGCACGCTCCTCGCCAACAAGATAGGGAGAAACTACAGCATACTGTGCCCAAGCCAGAATCTCCTCGCAGGCCGCAATCTCCAAAAGCTGGCCCATAGAAGCAACATAGGCCTCCGAATACAAATCATCCAGAGAATCCTCAACACGCGATAAACCGCAAATCAAACCTTCATTCATAACCAAACAAAATACCCCAGAAATCTACCAAGATTTCCGGGATATATAATTGACTCAAAGGCTGGAGACTACATGCCTGCGAACTCGTCCTCAAAGTCAGGAATCGCCTGAGCAGGCTGAGCAGCAGGCGCAGGAGCCGGAGACTCATCATGCGGAAGCTCGAATCCCGGAATCTCCGGCGGCTCCGGAAGCTTGACATCCGACGGAGCATCCGCAAGCGACTCAGGACCAACCTCGACACCCGACGTCGGCGTAGGCTCGATAGCGTGCTGCGGAACGCCGACACTGCTATCCGGAACCACAACGTCAATATCCACCGATTTCGTGGGATTCTCCGGAGCAACCGTAACCGTAGTTTCCATCTCAGCGAACTCATCCTGAGGCATCTCGCGGCCAGCCGAAACCTTACGTGACGCACGACGAACACGACCACCGCGCGTCGACTCCGAAGCAGCAGGATCGACTGCATCGTAAATAGGCTCCGAAGGAACCACAGGCTCGCTATCGAAGCTATTCTCGTCACCGAACTCCTCCGACAGAATGCGAACGAAGCGCTGGCGATCCTCCTTCGAACGAAGCGCCGAAAGCATACGCAGAATCTTACGATCCTCCTCCGAGAAAGAATCCTCAGGGAACATAGCCTTACCCTGAGCAATCTTGATCTCCAGCTTGGCAACCGCGATCTGACGATCCATGAGATTCTTATACTCAATATCCAGCTCAGTGCGATCCATCGTCTCGATCTCCTCCGACAGCTTCTCAAGATGCTTGTCCGAAAGACGCTGCATGATATTGGCGCAGGCCATAGACTGATTGTGAAGACGCTCCACAATGTTACATGCAGCAGTGGAAACGCCTACCATGATGGCACGCATCTGCATACCCAAGTCCGTCTCCGTAGCCGTGCCGAGACGAACCAAAGACTCCAAACTCGTGACGGGAGAATCCGCTCCTAAAATAGTATTTTCGTCCATGTGAGATGATTATATAAAATTATTAATTATACATATTGACGCTTCGTCGAAGCCGTAACCGACCTCTCCACGCCCGTCAAACCCGCTCACCGCAGGCAGTAATGTCTCTAAACCCATACGCTTAATATTAATTGCAGCGTTGATATCACGGTCGTGGTGTGTACCACAACCCGGACAAACCCACGAACGATCTGAAAGCGTTAACGTAGAATTGTGGAAGCCACAATGACTACAAGTCTTCGTACTAGGCGCCCAACGATCTATGAAGATTAAGTTGTGGCCAAGCCATTGAGATTTGTACTCCAACACGCGACGCAGTTCACCCCAACAGATGTTCTGAATGGATTTAGCTAATTTATGGTTTTTAACCATGCCACCAATATTAAGATTCTCCATTACTAGCGTTTGGCTCTCACGCAGTAACGTCTTGGCGACATGGTAAATATAATTCTTAATTAAGTTTCGTTTCTTAACATAAAGTTTGTTAATCTTCAACCTGATACGCGCACGACGCTTCGAGCCTTTCGTCTTTCTAGATTCGTGCTTCTGCAAGCGGGCAATGCGATGGTCGATAGTATCGTAGAACCGTGGGTTGGGTATCTTGCGGCCGTCCGACGTAACGATAAAGTCTTTAAGCCCTAAGTCAATGCCGACCGTTGTGCTAGCTTCTGCGGATTGTGGCTTAGGCGCTTCGACGCCCGTCTCTACCAAACACGAAGCATAGTACTTGCCGTCGCTTTCTTGGGTAACCACAATGTGGCGTAAAGTGCTGATAAACTCACGATCTTTCTTGTATCTGACTAACCCTAATTTAAGGAACTTAAGTCGAGCTTGATCTTGAAGCACGTCACAGAACGGATACGGAAACTTACAAGACTTTCGACTGCGATGCTTCGACTTAAACTTAGGATATCCTTTACCGGATTTGAAGAAGTTCTGGTAAGCTCTATCCATGTTATCGACGGCTTGCGGCAAACACACCGACGGTACGTCGCGTAGCCACGGAAACTCTTCTTTAAGCGGCTTTATTTTCTTGATGAGGTCAAACTTGCTAAGCTTCGTCTTGTCGGTCTCATATGCCGTCTTCCTGACGTCGAACGTTTTGTTGTTATAGAATCG